AATGAATCTTATTTATATTATCCTAGTGAATCAATAGAACATACTTATAATATGTATCTTATTGATAATTATAATGGCACTGGCGTTCCTGCAATTGCTGTACCTAGAATAACTAATGATATTAATGGAGAAACTATAACTGATTGGGTATTTTTCCATCCAACTGATAACAAAGCAGCCGTTACAACTGCAGATTTTGATACTACTTTAAGTACAGGTATTAAAGGTTATATATTAAATAATAAAGCCTACAATTTTGAAGGTACTCAAATCGGTACAGTTGATAGTAATGGTAATGTTTTAGATTTTAATGGTCAAATTATTGGTAAAACAAGACCTTCTAATTATAAATTAGTTAGAAATTTAAATGGTCAAATTATTGGCTATAGAGATGAAACAGGAGCAATACGCGATTTTAGTGACACTGATGCAACTACAGATGAAAATGGCAATATTATTTATAAAGGCAAAGTAATCGGTAGAGATGATGGTAATAATATAGCCGTTGATGCTAATGGCAGAACCATAGGTATAATAGATACAGTAAATATTAAATTATTCGATGGTACTTCTGAAATTCCAAACTACGCATTTGTTTATTGGGACTTTACAGAAAACTGTTATAAATTAGCAGAAGGTATGACCGAAGAAGATCAAAATAAAAACGAAGATAACCCAAAAATGCCAGTAGGTATTAGAGTTGGTAATTCTATTGTATTTTCAGGTGAAGTTCAAAATAATTTTGCTCTGTACAATTATAAAATACTTATTGCAAGTACAGGTTCTGGATACGCTATCGGTGAATATTTAAATATTCCTGTAATCGATAATAGTATTCCTGATTTAAATTTAACATTTAAAATTCAAGTTAGCAATATTAATTCATTAGGTGGTATTACAAGTTTTGTATTAATTGGACCAACAAACGGTAATATTGAAATACCAAATGCTTCAGATAGTTTTGGCGATGATGAGATTGCAAGAGAAGCTAATTATGCTGAAACTTTAACTGCTCATAACGGTAGAGGTGCAACATTTTATGTACATTGTACAAAACAAGATAATATACAATGGAATTTTGGTCCAGAATATTGGAAAAAACCAGTATATTGTGGTAAAGGTGAATATGCAGGTCAACCTGTATTAGAAAAGAATGACTCATTTATAGGTTGGTGTACTGGTCCTAATTCTATTAGATTAGCATTAGATTTAAGAAATGAAGCAAGTTATAAAACATACGGTACAACAAGATATGCCGATAATTCTGAAGTAAAAGAATGTCTAACTAATTCAAATGCTGCTTTTCAAACAGCAGTTACTCCAAAAGAATTACAAGCTAATTATTTTCAAAAAACAAAGCCTGCAAATGCTCGTCAAGAAGGCTCTAAAATTGAAAACCCAGTTAGAATAGATTCGTTTACTAAATTTAATAACATTATTTTAGGAAGTGGCGTAAATATACCAAACAGTAGCCATAGTAATACACCTTGGTTAGATGATGCCATAAATGCTGGAGTATCTTTTTACGGTACTGCTTTTAGAGCTTGGTATGCCGACTTGGCTGAGTTTTATAGAGCAGATAAATTTTATGAACCAGGTACATTAATTACATTCGGTAAAGGAACAAATCAAATTACAATTGCTACAGAGGAATGTAATGGTGTAATTTCTAAAAACCCAGGATATCAATTAGGCATAAAAGAACACGAATTAGATTTGCCTGTTGCTCTTGTTGGTAAAGTTCCTGTTTTAATGGATGGTAACTGTATTCCAAAATTTGGTGATAAAATATATCTATCAAAAATAAAATATGGGCATGGCTCTACAATACCAAATGGAAAATGTATTGGTAAAATTATAGATAAGTATTGTAACAATAAGCACATGGTAGAATGTGTAGTTAGAATAGATTTTTAAGGAATAAACTATGGCAGCTTCTTCTTATACAGAAACAACAGCGATTTCATTCAGAAAAGGCGATCATGATGCAAATAATGCATTTACTGGAATTGCTGGTGAAATAGTTGTAGATTTAGGAAAAAACGGTAAAGGTACAGACAATAATACTTCTGTAGTATTACATAATGGAATTACTCAAGGTGGTATTCCAATGGCTAGAGCCGATATGGGAAATGTTACTACAAAAGTTTTAGCTGAAAATAGACCAAATACATTAGGTACCTCTGAAAAAAACCTAGCTTATGCTGATTTAAGTAATATTGAAAAAGCTACAAAATCAGCTGATAAAAATAAAATTGTTCAAACTTTATCTGAATACGGTTTAGCAACTAGTGCTAATATAAATACCAATTTAGAAAATTATGCTTATAAATCAATGGCTAATGTAAATACAGAAATGTTAGCCACAGGCGAAAATCAATCTGGTAAGCATCAAGGTAAAAATTTAGCATATGCAGATACTACTAATATTAATACTTCAGATTTAGCAGATCCTAATAAACATAACGAACCTGTAGCATATGCAAGTGGAACAAATATAAATACAGAAAATTTAGGAAATGGTACTTTACATGAAACACCGTTAGCATATGCTGACTTAAGTAACGTATCTCCAGATGATCTAATAAATGCAATAAATGAAAGAGCTCTTGGTAATCTTGAAAAAATAGCAAATAAAGATGATACAATTAATGAACAAGATATACAAGAAGCTCATTATCCAGAGACAGGAGCAGTAATAAATTATGTTAACGGAAAATTATCAAATGTAACACAAAATGCATTACGTACTGATTTTTTAAATGCTTCACAATATGATGCCTTATATGAAAATAACGTAGGAGTAAGTTATAAATACAATACTTCTCAAACTATGTTAGTATTAAATTCAAGTAATGTTGACAAATGGAAATGCTTTTCAACTGGTAAAAAATTAACTGGATTATTATGCGATTTAAAATTTCATGTAGATAAAGAAAATGAAACTCTTGCTAATACTGTAGTTTCAGTAAATCAAAGATTCGGCACTACCAATATACCAAATACTGAAGTAACTGGTTGGAAAGGTAATATGCAAATCGGAGCAACTCTTAAGAGTACTTCTATTGGAAATGGCATTTATGAATATACATTAACTAATTTTAGAATAATACATGCAGATCCTGACTTTGATTTAACGGAAGGTGATTTTATTCCATTCGAACAAGATATAAAAGTTGAACCAGTATTAACTATTTGTGTTACTTCTGTTACAGGTTCAAATCCAAGAAGAGGTCCAATAAATACTTTTATATATAGACCTTCAAAATCACCTATAAGATTTAATAATGAAACTCTTACATTAGTAGAAAATAGTTTAAAGATTAAATTAAATTCAATACAAATAACAAGTAATATTGGTGGTGGTCAATTACTTAAAACTAATTTATCAAACTTAGCAGGTATGGATGAAGATGATGCTTTAGCTGTAGAAAATGTAAATTGGCGTATTAGACCAGATGAATTAATTATGGATCCAGCAGAAGATGATATAGACGATACCGAATTTAATAGTATAGCTGTTAACGGACAAGTTTGGTATGCTCTAAAAAAAGAAAGAGCCTGGGTTCAAACACAATTAGATGCTGCTTCTGATAACATTGATGATAATTTTGTTACTTTAAATACAGCTCAAAATATAACCGCTACAAAAACATTTAGTGGAATAAAAGTACCAGATAGAGCCGATGGCGATAATACTACAAATGCTGCAAATACTAAATTTGTAACAAAAGCTATAAATGCTCTAAGTAATTCATCTTTAGGCATGCCAGATTATTCTAATCCAACAGAATTAACAGAATCTTCTGGTACTGCTAGTGCTACTGGTTGGATTGGTTTAAGTACTTATAATTATGCTGGTGGTCACTTTAATTTTTATATAAATTCTAGCTTAATTTGTAATATCGATAGAATGGATGGTGATGGATCTCATGAAATTTCATGTTTATTACCAGTAAAAGCTGGAGATACTTGGAGTAGATCCGGCGGTAACGCTTGGCATGTTTATTTCTATCCAAATAGAAGTTAAAAAAGGAAATAATAAATGTTATATTATGCAAAAGTTATAAATGAAAAAACAAAAGAATGCTTAGTTCCTAATCAAATTGAAGCCAAAGCAAATAATTTTGAAAAATTAGATGTCGAAATTGGATATAATGGAAAATTTTATTTAAAAGATTATGTTCCAACTAGACCAATAGATGAAATTAAAGAAGAAGTTAGAGCTATACGTGATAAATACCTTTTAAAAACAGATTTTACACAATTAGCTGATGCTCCTTTTACAAAAGCAGAAAAACAAAAATACGCAGAATATCGTGAATACCTGCGTAATTATCCAGAAACTGAAAACTGGTGGGAAAATAACCCTTTAACTTTTGAAGAATGGTTACAACTAAATCAATAATTCTGTATTTGCATTTAACATTTTTTTCTGATTCATCTCTTCAGTTAATTTATTAACAAGCCAAGTTTTATCACTTAATTTTGATTGAAATTCGGCTTGTTTTTTTATAACTGCAAAATCACCACTAGTCAATCTAGATAAATGTAAATTTTCTTTTAATTTAATATTAAAAAAGTATTCAAAAGCCATTTTTACTTGATCATCTGTTAAATAATCATGTTTTACTTTATACAATACTCTTCTCATAACCGCTGGATCCAGATTATCATATAAATTAGTAGTCATAACAAATGGATAAGGATGATTATCCATTGCTGTTAATAATGCTTCAGTTTGACTAGTTTCCCAACTTCTTACAGATCTTGTACGATCTTGTAATAAAACATCACATTCATCTAATATTATTAAAGCTTTATCACGCTCAGCCTCTTCAAACAATCTTGCAATATTTTTTTCAGTTTCTCCAACCCACATAGAAGAAAGTTCTGTATATGTTTTACTTATTACATTTAATCCTAATTCTTCTGCCAAATATCTTGCATATGACGTTTTAGAGCTCCCTGGAACGCCATAAAGTAACAAACTAAAATCTAACCTACCGTTTTGCTTTATGCTTGCTGTAAGGTCAATTAAATCAACCGAAGTATTTAATAAATTTGGATTAAACTTAAAACTATTAATTGGCAATTTTTTTAAAATATCACCATAATTTAAACCTTTTAACGAATCTAATAAATCTTTTTTTAACTGATTACTATCTTTAGATTTACTTAATTTATAATTACTTAAAATTTTTTCAACTATACCAATTGTTGGTTTATATTGTATAAATAAATTTTTTAATTCATCATCAACAAAAATACTATATTTTTTTAACAAATCTTCAAATAATTTTTTATAAATATCTTTAGGAAGATTATCTATGTTTAATACATATGTAAATCTTCTAATAAAAGCTTTACTCATACACCATAAACTATTTGTAGTCCAAATTGTAGGCACACAATTATTTTCTAGTATTTCATTAATAGTAAATTTTTCTGTAACTTCGTTTGGACTATGCATAAAAAAGTCTTCAGCCTCATCATATAAAATTATACTATTTTTACTACTTTTTAAACATGTTTGCATAGTCAAATACTTATGCTTTCTTAAATCATTAACACCTTTTGTTGATTCAATTCCCTTATTACCTTTTTCTTCACTAATCAAATTTAAACCAGGTACTACATAATTATTTGTACCAAGGCTTTTCATTAAAGCTGTAGCAAAACTTGTTTTACCAGTACCGGGTTCTCCATATAATAAAATATTTATACCTTTTTTACGATTATCTAAACTATTTTTTAATAAACGCTTTAAATAATCAATCTGCTCAATATAAGAAAAATTATCTAAAGAAAGTTTTGAATCTTTTAATGTTGGTAAATAACTTTTTAAAGCCTTTTCATTTGAAATATATTTTCTAAGACATGCATATAAAAAGCAATGCTCAATATAAACAGATACTAATCTTTTTGGATCATATTCCAAATGAAATAAAATAGATTCATATTCATTTAAAGCATTTTGAGGTAATTTAAACTTATTTCCAAGATATTTTGCTAAAGTATCTGGAGAATATTTACTTAAATTTGCATCAGCTATTCTACAAACATCTATAACGCTGTCAAATATTAACAACTCAGTAAACTCTTTTATACTATTGTTTTTTATTCCTATTTTATCAAAAAATAATTCAAAATTTTTTATCCAATAAGATTTTTTTAATGATAAAACATCTATACTATTTAAATATTTTTTTAATTCAGTATTCAAAGCTTTACCTAAAGTTAAAAATTCTGCAAAAAATGAAGGAATATATATTAAATTATATAAATCAAATGAAGGATATTCCATCGAAGTCTTACTAAGTTCAATTTTTTCTCTAATAGCGTCTAATTTATTAGCCTTTGCTTCAAACTCCTTAATAATATTTGAAACTTTATTTTTTATTGACTTATTTAAATTCGATGATAAGAAAAATGGCATAGATAATATATGTTTACCCTTAGATAAAGCAGAAACATTACTATTTGTTAAAATATAATGAGTTATATTACTATAATAATATAATTTTTTATATTTTTCATAACTATTTAAACTAACTGAATATTCACCACTTTCTGAAACCTCCACTTCGTCTCTTCTACCATAAACCATTGATAAATTAAATGATAAATCTTTAAATACTTCAGCGTCAACTTTTTTAGGCTCTTTTTTATCTTTTTTCATTTTAATTTTTAACGGTTTTAATACCATTCTAATCCTCCGATAACATATTTTAATTATCTATAAGAATAAATTCAAAATTTATTTTCTACTTAATAAATTTTCCATTATATTTTTAATTTTTTGCTTTACTTTTTATTACCAATCTTTTATATTATATATTAATAGGAGATAAGTATCAATGCGTATTATAAATTTAGACGAAACAGGAATAAAGGTAATTACTTCAAATAAAAAACAAATGTATTTATCTTTATCTGAAATTAAAGATTTTATAGCTAAAAAATACACATTAAATGAAAATGTATTAACTATAAATAATAAAAAATTACAGTTAACTGATAAAGATATGCTTGAATTTGAAAATATTTATAGTTATATAGAAACTAACTTTAAAAAGCATTGTTCTAGATAATCATGTTTAAGAAAAAACCTAAAATTAAAATAGAAATAGATAAAAACATATTTAAAACATTAAAATTATTTGAATCTGTTGATGGTAATTATAATGATCTTGGATATGCGATTAGTTATACAAAAGTACCTGGCGGCGTAATACGTACAATAATTAATACAGAATCAATGGATCAAATATTTATTCCTCTTCCGCAAAATTATCTTTCTTGATACTTAATTTATATTGATGATCTTTTTGACTTTTTGTTAATTTAATTTTAATAGTATTATATTCTTTATTTAATACTTTAGGCCAAGTTAAAAATTCTTTTTCTAAATCATCCACATCTTCAAAAATAATTTTTAATGAATGTTTATTAAATTTTGAACAAGTATCACAATTTTCAATAATATTTTTAAATGTATTAAATGTTTCTATTAAATTATTTTTCTTAAAAACTAATATTTTTGGAAGAGTAGTATATAAATCATTTAATGCTTTTTCTTCTAAGCGTTTATTAATATTATAATCTATTATATTATAAACTATATCATCTTCATTTAATTTTCTAGTATTATGATGTAATGCTAAGTCTATAGCATTTAATACATCATCATACCATTTTTGATCAAATAATATATTTACTATCTCTTCAATATTTGTATTGTTTTTCATATAACTATTTCTCTATTTAAATATATATTATATAGAATATAGTAAAAACTAAATATTAGAAATTATTTTTCTAACAAAAAAAGCATTCAAAGTTCTATTAAATATACTTAAAGGATGGAGAATAGCAATGTTAAAAAATGATACCACTGATAATAAAATAAAATGTATTAAAGACTTTATAAATAGTGAAAACACTGAAATGAATGATATTTTGGCCTTTACTATTTATTTATTAATAAAAGGAAAACATAACTTCAGTGACGATTTTTTTAATAATGATAAAGTAATATTTAATGATGTAATGGAATTCATTGATATCAAAGAAGCAGTTGGAGAAGATTTAAAGAATTTTTGTGAAAAATTACTTGGTATTTACTTTGCATGTATTAAATTTTGTACTGTAAATGAAGAAGTACCAGTTGATAAAATACCTACTAATATAAAAAGTGTTTTATTATTCCTAGATTTTCAAACATTAAGTAATTTACAAAAATTATATACACCAAAAGAAAATAATATACAATATCAAGATGCTTTAGATGTTTTATATGCTTTATCTAGTCAGCTTTATATGTACGTAAATTTATTAAGTGTGGATAAATAAAATGGCAGTTGCTCAAAATAATACCATAACATACGGTGAGTTAATAGAAGATTTTAAAAATCTATTATTTACTCGTCAAAAACCAATAAATATCGTTAGTTCACAGTCACAATATGAAAATGCAGTTCCAAAAGAGCTAAGAAAAGATTATGTTAATAACGATTCGAAATATAAAATAGTTAATGAAGATGGTAAAGAAATAAAGGCCACAATAAGCGTAAAAAATGAAACAGTTATGGGCTATAATTTTAGTGGTGATCATAATGGAAAATATTATGTTACAGAAAGTGAAGTTATGACTCAATTAACTAATTTTTTAAATGAAAGAGGAATTGATACAAAATCTAACGAATTAGTTACAACTAGAGGTATTTTAAACTTTTGGAATTTAACAGCTCTATTCTGTGCATGCAAATTAAAACATGTTGTTAGTAACTATGTAAGTAGTCCAAAACTAATGTATGATAAAAGTGCAACTATTTCAAGTATTACAAATATTCCAGACGGAGAATTAATAACAGCTACTGATATAACAACTATGTTTAATAGTTGGACTAATATAGTAAATAAATTAAGCAAAACGCATGTAACGCTTTATGATATTGTTTTAACTTCATCATCTTCATCTTCGTGTTCAAGTTGTTGTAGTAGTAGTAGTAGCTCATCAATGTTTATTGCTTATATGAAAATTTAAATAGCATAGATGTTAAAAGGGGGATTTAACAATGTCTATGGTACAATATAGTGTATGGCCAAACTGTAGTAATAATTGCAAATTTTGCTTAAGAACTGATAGAATCCCAATTTCTATAGAGGCTCAATTTAAAAAACTTGAAAAAATACAAGAAAATTTAAAATACGTAGATTGGAAAAATAAGTTTAAGCATGGAATATCATTACTTGGCGGTGAATTATATTATATTACTGATGCCTCATTACAAAATAAGTTTTTTGAATTAATTGATGATATAATTGAAATAGTATTAAAGCCTAATAAATTAGCAAAATATTCAACAGTAACAAATGGTTTATATAATCCTGAATTTTTATACAAAGTTATAGATAAAATTGTCAATGCTACAGGAATAGAAAGAATAGATCTTAATTTTTCTTATGATTTAAAATATAGATTTTCTTCTAGTAAAGCTTCAAGTTTAGTTTTAAATAATATAAACGAATTCCATAAAAAATATAATTATAATGTTGGAGTTCAAATGATTTTAACTCAATATTTAATTGACCTTATAAAAAATGATGATTTTAATATAACAAATTTTGAAACTAATATTATTCCTGGTAACACTTTATGTTTATTATATCCACACCCGATACATACTGGGCTTAAACTAGATGATTTTAATTTTAAAAGAAAGGATTTTTTAAACTTTTGTATAAATTTAAAAACAACAAATCCACAAACACTTGAAAATTTTATAGCATCTACCATAAATTCTAGTAAATTTAAATATTCTGGATTGTTAATGCCAAACGAAAACACAACTCAAACTCCAGAATTATCTATTGATAAAACTAACAAAAATATAAAATGCGGACACAGTAAATTATATCAATGCTATAGTGATTGTGATAATTGTATGTTATGTGATATATTAAATTTTTATTAGGAAAATAAAAAATGAATATAATACAATTTGAATTATGGTTAGATTGTCCAAATAATTGTGCATTTTGTGCTATACGTGAATTTAAAAACTTTAATCTCAACAAAGCAAACTGTATTAATAAAGCAATACAAGAATTAAATAATATAGATTATACACAATTTGACGAATTATGTATTATTGGTGGAGAACTTCTAATACCAGACCTAACTACCATTGAAATAAATCTATTATTAACACTTTTTAACAAAATAAAAGCTCTTTTATTATCAAAAAAATTAAAAAAATTTTATATAGTTAGCTCTTTATTAAATAATTGTCCCTATTTAAAAGATATTTTAAATATATTTAATGATAAAAAAATTATAAATAGCTTTTCAATAAATACCTCTTGGGATTATAAGTATCGATTCAATAAAGACAATAAAATAATATGGCATAATAATATAGATTTAATAAAAAGTTATGGAATTGATTTACATTATGAAACAATTTTAACAGATGATCTAATAATTGCATATTTAAACGACAATAAAGAGGTATTAGAAAAAATAAATTCAAACCAGTTAGATTTAATTAGACCTTCTGATTCATATTCGCATTCAAATAGAAATTTAAAAGGTTTTTTTCCATCTAGAAATAACTTTTTCAAATTTATGCAAAAATTAAAAACAGAAAATAAAGAATTATTTAATAATTTATTTAATTTAGAAAAACGAGCCTCAAAAATTTATACTTTTCCAACAGATGTTATAACCTCTAGATTAAATAAAGAGTATATAGAAGAAATAAATGATACATTAGCCGAGTGCAAACATGATATTTTATATACACAATGTTATAAAGATTCTAATAAATGTATAATTTGTGATTTATTAAAATTTAAGGATGAAATTAATGGATAATTTTATTCAATTTGAATTATGGAGAGAATGCAATAATCACTGTAAATTTTGTTATTTACAAGAGGGTAATTTATTCAATTCAAATGAAGAAAAATTAAATAGTATAAAAAATACAAAAAAATTAATAGAAAATAATTTAATTTTAAAAAACTATGAAGGAATAGCTTTAATAGGTGGTGAATTTTTTCAAGGTCAATTAAATACTGATCAATTAAAAAATGAATTTATTGATTTAATTAACTGTATTTGTGAAAAATTAGATAAAAATATAATCAAAGGTTTTTGGATAACAGCAAGTTTAACTAAACCTATTTCAGACGAATTTATAGGTATACTAAATAAATTAAATAATTATAAAAATATTTGGATAACAACGAGTTATGATACAATAGGTAGATTTCATACAAAAAGTATAGAAGATACTTGGAAAAATAACATGCAATTTATATCTAATACTTATAAAAATATTAAAAAAAATACTACTTTTATATTAACACAAGATTTAATTAATAAATATTTAAATAATACCTTTTCTTTCAAAGACTTTAAACAAAAATACAATACCGAAATATACTTTAAATGTCCTGACATTGGTCAATTTGATAATTCTATTTCAGATTTTGAAAAACGAACAGGACTAAAAAATTTTTTTCCAAATAGAAAAAGCTTTATTTCTTTTATAAGTTCTTTTTTAGAGAAAGATAAAGATATCTCTCTATTTGATAAAGAATTACGTGCTGATACGTTATATGAAAATTTAGGTGGAAAAGAATTAAGAATTTATAACAATAGAAAAAATAACAATGAAGATGGTTCAAAAAACCCAAAATGTGGTCATTTAAGTTTATATCAACGTTATATAGATAGTGATGCTTGCATGATGTGTGATAAAGAAAAAATATTGAAGGAAAAATAAATGAATGATTCTACGCAATATATGTTAAATTGGTGGTTAAAAGATAATTCTTTTTCAGACGATGAATTAAAATTTTTAACTTCATTTAATACTGAAGAAATTAAATTCGAATCAAAAGAAAAATATAATAATTTATTATTACAATATTTTAAAAAAATGCCAGCATGTAATTTAAATATTGAAAATTCAACAATAAGATTTGATGAATCTGCTACTAATTTAATTAATGCATTATTTTCTGAATATGTAGATAAAGATACATTAGTAGTTTCATCTATTCTTGAGCATCCATCCGTAAATATGAATCTCGACAAAATAGATAATAAAATATTATTAGATGAATATGATGTAAAAACTTTAAATATAAAAAATATTCAAAAAGAAATTTTAAAATATAAAAAAGTTTTTGTATATATTATTGGTACTCATGTCAAAGATGGATATACAACAGCTCAAGATTTATATTTAGAAATAAGAAAATTTTGTAATAATCATAACATAAAAAGTACAATAGTTATAGATAGTGTACAAGAAATGTTTTTAATACCAAGAGATTATTCTATATTTGATTATGTTATTGGGACAGCTCATGCAATAATTAGAAATTTTGATATGGGAATCTTAATAATAAATAATAAAAATAAAGAATTTGGTAAACCTATATATAATTGGGCAAATACATATTTAAAAATGCTAGAACTAATAACAGCCAAAAGAGAAAAATTATATCAATTTAGAAATATAATGACTCAATACTATTTTCCAATAATTTCAAAAAAACATTTTAAAGTTGAAGATGATGCAAATGGAGCAAATTATTTTTTCCATATGACAGATGAATTAGGTCAATTAAATCCTGATTTAAGAACTAGACTTAAAAAATATGAAATTGAATCAGATGACAATAGAATATTAAGATTTAGAGGTACAACATACCTTCAAAAGCCCGAATTATTACTCCAAGGTATTAAATTTTTAAATATGTTATTAGAGGACTTTGAATAATATGGAAAAAAAATTTTTACAATTTGAATTATGGAAAAATTGTCATGTTAATTGTAAATTTTGCTTTAATAAATATCAGCCTACTTTTAATGCTGAAAACAAATTAAAAAATTTACAAAGAATAATCAATATATTAAAAACAGATGAAATTAATAATTATAATGAATTAGGATTTATAGGTGGTGAATTTTTTGGAGGTCAATTAGATCAAAAAGAAATAGAAGATAAATTCTATGAAGCCTTAGAAATCATAGCAAATTTATTAAAAACTAATAAACTAAATAAATTTTATATAGCTACTTCTTTAATTTTTGATATTAAAGATTATTTTCAAAAATTTATAGATTTTTTTATCGACAATAAGCTATTAAAAAGACTTTGTATTTGTACATCTTATGATACTTTTGGTAGATTTAAATCTAATAAAGAAGAAGAATTATGGCAAATGAATATGTTGTATTTACATAATCAATATCCTATGCTAGAATTACATACTCAAATTATAATTACAGAAGATTTTATACAAAAAGTATTAAAAAATGAATTCAATATACAAAATTTTAGTAAAAAATTTAATACATCTATAGACTATAATATTCCACACACTGGTTACGATTATAGAAATAAAGAAGAATTTGATAAATATGTTCCAAATTTTTTACCAAAACGTAACGATTTTTTAAATTTTCTTAGAAAAACAATTATACTAGATAAATCTATAAATATTTTAGACCTTTTTGCTAATGAAAAAAAAGCAAATACTATACATGTACTTTATAATAGTACAAATTATATAGCAACTAATAAAAATATAGAAACTCTTTTACCATTTGGACTATATAAAAAAGCTGGATATATAGATTCAAATATAAATATATGGGATGACGTAGAAAAACTCAAAAAAGAATTAAGCTAATGCAGTATCTTTCCATTTATTATAAGCTAACTGTAATTTAATATCATATTTATTTTGTTTATACCCGCTTCCATTGTATAAACTCGCAAAAGTACTCCAATCTTGTTTTTTAAGAGCATTAAACATCTTTCTGTTTGACTTTATAAACATACACATTGCCCTAAGTTGTTTTTCTTCAGACTCATGCATAGCCTTAACAAAATCTTTAACTGATTTATAGCCACAGGATGCATAATTAAAGCCCATAAGCTGTCCTATTCCAAAAGATGTGGCTAACATAGCACATTCTTCATCTACGCTTTTAGCGAGCTCATAACGAGCATATTCTGCTAAACCTTTTTTATAATATGTTTTTACCCATCTAGGATAACAAATTGTTGGATATTTTTTACACAATTCTTCTACGTTTAAACCTTTTTTCTTAGCGTATTTATAAAATATATGCCCCTCTTCTAAAGTAATCGGTTTTGTACTATCTTCTTTTAAAAACCCAGACTTACCTCCAGCCTCAACTTCAAAAATTGCTCGTATATGTGCTGGATTTAAATCAAATTCTTTAGCTATATTTACAAAGCTTTGATTATTAAGAAATTTATTTTCCATAACAACCTCCGTTTGTTTATCTTTTTCTTTTTTACCAAATAAAATCTTACACAAAGTTTTTAAAAATTTCATTATTTCCCTCATTTTAATAAAAAAGGATCGAATTAAATTAACCCGATCCTAAATTCAATATATAGTATTTATATTATTATTATTTACTAATTGATTCTGCAATACGTCTAGCTGTTGTCGTATAACGAACCATTGTAGGAGCAGGTTGAGCCTTCTTAACAGCTTCTAACAAAATCTTATTCAAACGCAAAGAACTTTCATATAATTTCTTAGCTTTGTTATATAATTTTTCATTTTTAACAGAAGCTTCTGTTAATTCTTTTTCCATTTTTTCACCTTCTGCAATAACAGCTTCAAAAACAGATTCCATTTCTTTAGCGTGTTCACGAGAAAGCATATCAGCTTGTTTATCTAAAGCTTCTTCGCAAATAGTTTTCATTTTAGCGATTTTAGCTTGATAACCTGCTTCACGAGCTTGAGCTTCTTTTAATTGATTAAGCAATTCATTATTTACTTCACTTGCTTCATCAACTTTACGGCTAGAAACATTAATAATATCTTTCATGCCATTATCTTCTTTCTTACGTTCAGCTTCTACTTTACCAGGTTCCATCTTATCAGAATCACCACCATTTTTAGAAACGCCATCTTTATCTGCTGGAACAACTGGACCAGTATCTTTATTAACTTCTTTCTCAATAGCCTTTTGTGTAGGTAATTCAGAATCTAAACCCGTGATGCCTTGAGCTACTTTAGCATCTTTTACTTCTTTACTATCAATATTTTGAATAGTATCTTCTGCTTTTTTAACATTAAGAGCATTAGATTCTCTCAAAATTTTAATCATTTCTTCTTTCTTCATGTTTCTAACCTTTATATTCTAGAATATTAAACTTTTATAAATTTATAAATTAGTATTTTAAATACCTTTTATATAGAACAGTAAATATTACTAAATTATTGAATACTTTGAATTGTTGCATTATTAATACGAATACCAGCTTGTTGATTAGCCAAATCCATTAATTTGGCCTTAACCTCTTCTGGATCATCACTATCAAAATCTTCAGCATTTAATACAACTGTAATAGTATCAGGTAATTCTTCTATAATATTAACAGGATCTTCAGCTTCTTCTACGTCTAGGTTATCAAAATCATTTATATCCCAATCAATATCTGTTAATGTAACAGTAATTTGATTATCTTCACCTTCTTCTAAAGAATCATTTAAAGTTTCATCTACATATCCATCAGAAGGAGTAGTTGGATTCTTATATAATTTTTCATTTATATTTTCTTCTTCAATTTCATCTTCTGTTTGATATGTTGCTTCTTCTTCAGAATTTTTTTCAGATTCATCGCCTAAATACATAATAGTAGCATATTCTTCAACATCCTCTAATCCATCTAAGGCCTCTTCTTTAGAATCAAAAGGACCGCTTACACCAATATTATCAATTCCAATATACCAACCAGGAACAACTTCATCACTATTTACAGCTTCTTCAATATCATCATCGTCCCAATAATCATATACATCTATACCAGAATTAATAGCTGATTGTATTGTTTTGTCTACTTTATTATTAACAAGACCTTTCATATAATTAGGTCCTTTGTTAATATATTTATCTGTTTCATCTGTAATTTGATTATCTTCGGTAGATTTATCATCTTCTTCAGAAAGCATAATACTACCATCTGCACCATCTTTTTCTAATACTGCTTTTGCTACATTAGCTTGAGCAGGAGTATTAAACTCTTTTTCTACTTTATGATCAGGATCTAAATTCATAGTAAGCTTATTTTTATCTTGAATTATTTCACCATCATCTACATTACTTCCAAGGCCTTCAGTAACTTGTTGAGGAGCAACTGGATCTAATGTATTATTAGCAGGATTATACATAAAAGTTTCACCAGTAGTTGTATCAATCATTTTAACAGCCACTGTACCATTTACCTTTTTAGATTTCATTTCCCAAAGATTTGAAACTTCAGCCAAAGCAGAATTAAGATCAACAGCAGAAACAGGAATAGTATTAATCTCTGTACCTTTTCCTTCTGAATTCATAGTAACTTCTGCTGTATATTTTGTATTACTACCATTATCTTCAGAAATAGCTGTAGCTGGAGTAGCTTTTACTGTATTATTAGATGTTACAGGAGTCTTATTTACAGAATAACTATTTTCTGATACTTCAGCATCTTCTAAATTTTGTTCTTCATCTGGTTCTTTAATTTCAACTTTATCATTATTTTGTATTGATCTTAAATTAGCATCATAATTTGCACTAATGTCAGTTACATCTTTACGATAATATTTTTCTACATCATATACGCCCATAGCATCCAAAATTTTTTGAACACCACTTAAATGGATCATACCAGATTCTTCTTTACCAACAATAAAATGAAAAGCATCTTTAGGATCATTTTTAAATACTAAAGTATTTCCATCCATTGCAACAAAGCCATTTGGTGTTTTTAATACAAATTTTTTACCTTCTAAGGCTTTATTTTCTTCATCTGCTTCTTTAATTACTGATTCTTTAACTTCATTTTTATTCATATCTTTACCATCTGCATAATCTAAAATATATTGAGGTAAGTTGGCAGCAACTAAAGATTGATAAGAGCGTTGCCAATTCATATTGTTTTTATCATTATTTTTTCTTAATTGATCCGCAATTTCCCAACAAACATCTAAATCTGCTCCCAGAACAGGAGTACCATTCAAATCTACAATCTTATTTAAACCTGCACCTTTATCTTCTTCTTTGATATCTTCTTCATTTAAAGGAGCATATTCAACATTTTCTTCAGACGCTTCTTTTTTAGGCTCATCTTCTTCTTTAACGTTTTCTATTGTAATTGAATCAATACTAATTTTACCATTAAGCATTGCTCTTTTAGCCATTAATAAAGCACTATCTAAATCAGAAACTTCGTCTTCTGTTTCTGCCTCTAAAGTAGTCATTGTTGTTTCAGCCCCTGTTTTAGGATCTGTTTCACTATCTACTTTTGTCGATGTTTTTGTAACAGTACCATAACCAATACTATCTAATTCACCTTGTAAAGCACTTGCTTGATCTAAATCTTTAACAACATTTGTTGATGAACTACTAACAATAAAATTTTCATCAAGTTTTCTTTTATCTGCCTTAAATTCTAATTTTACACTTTCAGAAACAGGCATACGAGTAAAAGTAGAAGAAGATGGATTACCTACACAATCAGTACCAAGAAAACTATAATTTTCTACATATTTACCATTTAAATCACCAACACCACGAATAGATGTACCGATTGAACATTCAGCTTCAAATAAAGCTCTTAAATTCTTACCTTCGGCTGTATTTAAAACTTCCCAATCTTCAAATAAAACATCATGTCTTTCACGTTTTCCTTCAACTTCTATCTCAATATTCTTCTTAATATAAGCATTAATAACAACATGTGAAGCATGAGAAGGCGCAACAAATGAACCTTCTGGATGTTCATCAGCTTGAGATAATAAAGCCTTTGTTTTAAAATCTGGTGTAGCCTCTTTAATAGATTGAGCTAAAAGTTCAGTAGAATAAATACGTCCGTTTTGATTTTGACGATTTAAAATTGTACATGGAATATTTCTAACAATTAATGTACCATGTTTACCAGAAGCCAATGATACAGCTTCTTTTAAATCTTTTGACATTTCTATCTTTGATACAAATTCTGCAGACTCAATAAGTAATTGTCTAGTGTCCTTTACTTTTTTATTAGTTTTCATGGATCAATCCTAAAAAAATATAAATGAATATTCAATTTATATTATAGAACTAAGCTATAAAACATTATAATTCAAACAATAGATTTATACTAATTTTAACTGAACTATGACCACTGAGCTTGATGTAAAATACTATGATTTTGAATACTTGCTACTTCTTCAGTAAGTTTTTCCAAACGCTTTTGTAAGGCTTCTGTATGTATTTTAAAATCACCTTCAAATTCAACACCATCTCTAGCTTGAATAATACTTTCTATAAAACGTTTTGATATAAATTTACATAAATAATCAGCTTTACTCATCTCAACATATTCTGGACTATCAAAACCAATAGCCGCATCTATAACTATTTGCCCAAAACCCCAAGGTGGCATAACTTCTAATCTATTTTGTGTTCTGTTAATCCAACATTTTGGCTGACCAGTTGCTAATTCATCATAAGTATTACCTAATAAAGTAGATGTTATATCAAATGTTGTATTACTTACTTGAAAACCAAACATTTGTTTTTCCCACATAGATGGATTTGAATAGTTACTCCAATAAGGTCTTTCTATTCTAATAACACCCAAAAAGTGTGCATGATCTAACTGTTCTGTTGGTATACTTGGTCTACCACCTTGTAAAAACGTATCAAATGGAATATACATTGCTCCATTATCTAATAAAGGAGCTGTTAAACCTGCCCAATTAAATGTACTTTTACCACCACCAGCAGAATTATATGTAGTACAATATAAAACTCTTAATGGAAAACTTCTATAATAATCCATACAACCAAGCATAATAGCCGCATCTTTTAATAATGCTTCTTTTGAAGAAATAGCAAAATTAGGATTTGCTAAATCTAAAGCTATTGCTGCATCAATTATTTTTTGCATTTGTATAAAATTTGCCATTTATTATAACTCCTATGGGGCATATGGATCTGAATCTACGCCATAAATATCTCTACCTCTATCTTTTTGAGCAAAATACTCATCTGAATCATATTGCATAGACTTTGGAGGATACTTATATTCTTCATATGTCAATTCTGGATTTTCATACCATTTATTAAATTCATCCATATTAAATATTTCAATTAATCGTAACCCATTTTCTTTTGCAACCTTACGCTTAATTGGATCAGTAATTGTCCATTGCTTTAACATACGCTCATAATAATTACCTGGTTTAGCCATTGACTTTAACCATTTAACATCCTCTTGACAGTTTGGATCATCTGGATTATATGGACGTCTACCATGTGTAATAATTTTATCTAAGTTAATAGCCCAATCTTTAGAAGGTATATAAAAATCAATCTGAAAATGTCTATGTGTTTCTGGATTTACAAATCTATCATCTGTATAAGATGGCTTAACATCTGGCCATTTTTTCTTTAATAGATTAAGATAATATTCTTCATCTTTACTAACATTATAGCCAGAATCTTTATCAAACTTTTTCTTAGATTTATATTTTTTATCTTCATCTAAAAAAGAATCATTAATGAATTCTTTTTCATCTAAGATTTCTTCTACTATTTTTCTAAACTTAGACATACTTTATCCAATATTACTAATCTTTTTAAAATTTGCTCTATTATTGAAATTTGGTTTATCTTTTTGAGTATATCCTTCATATGGTGAAAAAATTTGATAATGTCTACCCTCTTTTGTTTTTCTTAATACCACATTAGCCTCTTTTGCTATCTCTTTTACTACTCTTTTGAGGCGTTCAGAAACTGGACGAGTACCACTACTATCTTTAATAGTCTCATCATACTCTTGAACTAAACCAGCCGCTTCAATATTATTTGGATTATTTTGCTCATAATCTCGCAATGCCTCTTCCATAACATCATGTGAAAGATCAATATATTCACCTCTTTTATCTAATTTTCTAATATTATTCCAAGTGGCTGGGGTTTTAGAAGCCTCCCAAATATCTACTGGCATATTTGGTATAAATGAATTTTTTTCTGGACAATTACGTAAGATATTAGCTAAACCTTGAATTGTTGTTTCTTCACCGTTTTTAGTTTTACCCATTAGTTTATATTGTGAACTACCTTCACCTTTTAAAATAGGTTTTCCATCTTCATCTACATTATTTAAAACAACATAACTATCTGGTTGACTTAAATCTCCTACAACTTCTGTAACTATCTTCTTTACTCCGTTGTGAGTAAATGGAATTATACAACAATTTTCAGATACTCCAGCTTTATATAAAGCCATTTTAACACGTCCAGGAGCATAATAATTACTAATACGCATCGAATGAATATATCCATCTCGATCGGAAGCTTTTTCAATTAAACTACGCCATTTACTAATATTTTCTACACTCTCATTTACCTTTTTATTTTCTCTAGATATTAACCATTCAATATAAACTGGTAAATTATACCTACTTAAAGACATTATTTCTTCATTATTTATATAAGCTGGTAAATATATACGTTTAAAATCTTTATATATTTTTTTATAAGCTAGATTTTCATTATATTTTGAACCTTGCTTTTTCTTTAATATATTTAAATAAGGCTTTATTGTTTCTTTACTTTGTTCTAGCCATAATGGATATCTATTTTTCAAAGCATTTTTAATTTTATCTAAATAGCCTTTCCAATTATTTTCATTTATTTTTCTCATAGGATCTTTTGAATAAAAATAATTTCTCCAAGCCTCATTCTCTGGACTAAATCTCCAAATTTTACTAAATTCTTTTATAGGTAATGCAATTTCATTATCATATTCAACAAAATTAAAAATATTATCATTTGTAACAACTCGCTTTATATATAAAGGAGTAATTAAAGCGTTTGTTTTATCACTACTAACACCAGTTAAGAAAAATACTATATTATTACCATTAATATTAGCCCTAATTGGAATATTACCATTTTCTAAGTCTGGATGAATACCATTTTGAAATAATACTTCCCATTTTTCAGCATCAAATGTATCAAGCGTAGTATTAAAACTAATATCATCCATTCTATCATATAATTTTGAACCTGGTGTTTTATTATCTATTTTAGTTTGAGCTGTTCCTAATTCATTATCATTATCTTCTTGTGCTAAAAGCAATTGAACTCTTTCTAAAGCCAAAGGTCTTGAAAGTTTCTTATCATTTAACATCTCTAAAATAATTTCTTTTCTACTTTTTTCAGACTTACCTTCTGCAATTTCTGCTGGATTTGGAGCATTTATCAAATCATTTAAAGCATCACGTAATTCAAAAACACGAAAGCATACTTTATTATATTTATTTCTTCTATCATAAATTTCTTGAGCGTTAGATAATTCTTCTTTTGCTTTATCTAATTTTTCTTGAATTTGATCTTTATTTTTACTTAATTCTGTATCTTCTTCTGATTGAGGATTATTTATTCTTTCTAATTGCTGTTCATAATCAGCGATTTCTTTTTTCTTATTTGTTATTGTCTCTTCTTTTGCTTTTGTATCAGCTACTAATTTATCTATAGAATCTATAACTTCACTACTACCCATTGTAGGAATAGCTTCAACTAAAATTTTATCAAATTCAGTTAAATCTTTTTCGGTTATTGGCTTATCATTTTTTAATTTTTCTTTAAGATTTGAAAAAAGTGAATTTTTTGCAGCATTAATACCAGCTGAAATAATATTTTGTATTTTTTCTTCTTTAATAGCAGAATCTGTACTAATATCTAGGCCTTTAACATTTAACTTTTCATTTAAATGATCAATTGCTTTTGAATATTTATCTACTGCAGAAAATAAATTTTTTAAAAACAATGAAGCATTTTCATTTTCTGGTTTAGATAACAAAGATCCATCTTCATTTAAATATGAATTTTCAATTTCTTCACCTAATTCTTTTTGTTTTATAGCCAAAGCTTTATATTCTTCATATTCTTTTTTTCTAAGATTGTTATCACTAATATGTTCAGCATTATTTTGTACATTAAACTTAACATCCTGATCTTTTTTTAAGGATTGTATTTCTGAATCAAAAGCATCATATGCATTCTTATAGTCTGGTACAATCTCATCAAAAAGATCACTCTTTCTTTTATTTAATTTTGCCCATTCTTCTGTATTTTTATAATTGTCACCATGAGATACTGAAAGATTTAAAATTTTAGCTATAATATCATTTACTTCTTTTTTTCTAGGATCAGGATTATCCTCATCATCGACTCTCGTCAATTTACCAATATAAGTACTCAATGCTTTTTTAGCTTTCTGTAAATCTTCAATTTTTTCATTTGTAGATTTCGCTATAAGTTTATTATCCTTATCTCTTTTTTGTGGAGTACTATTATTTTTTAAGAATTCTTGATAAATTCTTTGAGCTTCATCATTTAATTCTTCGTATGTTATACCTTTCATATCATCCTATCCTATTTCATTGATAATTCTTTACTTAAAACATCATAATAAGCATCTTTTAATTTAGAAATATAATCTGAATTCCTTAAATTTTTAAATACAAGATTACCCATTCCAAATTCACCTTCAGAAGCTAAACTATTTTTACGTAAAGAATATAATTTATCTTTTACTTTATCTATATTTTTAGAATTATTTGATTTTATTGCATTATCTATAAAATTTTTAAAATCATTAACTTTATTTTCATCTGCATCAGGTATTTCTAAACCTGCATTCTCAGATTTTTTTATCCACTTATCATATCTCAATGAATATACACCAGTTGTTATTAATGGTTCATTTATATTTTCACATCCAACTTCAACTGGAATATTTTTAATCTTAATATTGTATTTATCATTAAATAATTTTTTAGATGTATTTAAATATTTAATCAATAAATTTGAATTAATACCAGCTTCCTCAAAATTATAAACTAAATGTAAATCAATATCGCTTTTATCATTATAATTATAATTAGCATAACTACCAGTAAAATATACATCAATTGGTTTAAGTGAAATATCTAGCTTGGTAGCAAACATTTTAGCTATTTTAAGCATACATGTTTTTATTTCTGGCTTTAATTTATCATTTTCAAATAATTCTTTAGCTAAATTAGAATGAGTAAAACCTTCTTCTATAGTCGGTTTATAACTTTCACCCGAAGGCATGCGCATATAAGTGGCATAAACACCATCATTAACAAAACTCTCTGAAAAATCTTCAGAAGATTCAGTAGTTGGTTTAATTGTATTATAAATATTTTTCAATGCATTCTTTTTTCTTTCAAAAGCTGCTTTAACATTATCAAAATCTGCAAAACTAAGAGTAATACTTCTAAATGCATTATAATCATTTTTAACACTATTTAAAACTTTTTCATCAATTTCAGGTTTTTTCTCTGTATTATTAGTATCAGTGTTAGTATTATCTTCATTATCAGATTTTTTAGCTTTTTCAGAATTAAATAAATACGTTAATATATCATCATATTTTTTCTCTTTTGTAAATTCATAACAATTGTAAACATAATCACGAAAACTTATATTTTTAATAAACTTATTATAAAATTCTACAAAATCATTAATAAATTTATCAATGTTTTTAATATAATCTGATTTAATAGCTTCTCTTTCTTCATTCGTATTTATTTCTTTAAATGAATCATAAAAGCTTGATACTACTTTATAAATATTAAATGGAAAAACTTTTAATCCTTTTTTCTTTATAATTTTTTCAATCGTACCAACTATTACTTTATGTAAAGAAATATCATCTGAATAATTATTTTTATAGTTATTAACAGCATCATAAATATCATTTAAATCTTTACTATAATTAACTTTATCCCCAGTTTTACGTTCCAACTCATTTGCTATAACTTGAGCTGCTTTTTTATATTTATCTAACTGTTCAATTCTTTTATCAAAAGCAATATCTGCTATATTATAATAACGATTAAAATTACCTTTATTTTCTTTTGTTATGCTAAAAATAGCTTGTTTTACTTTTAACAAGGCTTCTTCTAACTGTTCTTTTGTTAATTTATCAGAAAATTTCAAACCAGTAATTTGATTAAAGTTTTTTATATCATTTATTCTATGTTTTCTTTCTAAATTTGATTGTACTTTTTCGCCTCTATCTAACATATTTGTTAATTTTGTATTCAAATACTCAGCTTCACCTTGTAAAGATTTACTATTATTTAAAGCTTCATAAATATAATTAATAATATTTTGTATAACTGGATTTTCAGAATATTTGCTATCATCTAAACATTTAAATAAAATTGAACCTCTATTATCATATAATTTAAATAATTCTTTATAGTTATTTGTTTGCTCATATTTTGTATTAATATCAGAAATAGTAGTAAGTAATTCTTTATATATTTCTTTATTTTTTACATTTTCATCTTTATATTGCATTATGCCTAAAGCTGTAGCTAATTTATAAAGCATACTTAATTCTGTTAGCATATTAAGAAAAGAAGTTTCTTTTGTAGTAGAAATTGTATCTTCATCATTTAAATTTGTATAGTCAGAATAACTAGATCTAATTCTACCGTCTATATTTAAAGCCTGCATTTTATTTTTTATTTCCTTACGCATTTTAGTATTTTGTGCATAACTTTCTAATGCAACTTTACTTTTAGCAAGTATTTCTTTTAATTTTGTAACTTCTTCCTTTAATTTTTCATTAGCTTGACTAGTAGCTTCTTCTTCAGAAGAAGTATTTTTTACTGCATTTTTCTTAAATTTAATATATTTCGATTTTAATTCATTTGCTAAATTATTTAAAAATTCATGCTCATCTCTATTTAATTTATTATTAGCATAAAACTCATTTAAACTATTATCTATATCTGAATATACTAAGTTGTTATAAAAATTTTCTAACTTCTCATAAAATTTTAAATTGTCTTTAATTTCATAAGAATCTAAATTAGTTGTATATAATTCATTTTCTTTAAGGTTTAATGCCTTAATGTTTGCATTTAAATCATCAGTAAGAGCCTCACGTAAAGCGTCTGAAACTTCACTTGAAAATTCTTCATCTCCTATGCCAATAGCATCTTCAACATAAGATACAAAATCTTTTGAAAATTTATCTTTGTTTTCCATAAATAATTTAATATTCGCTTCATTATCTGGATTTGATAAAATAAGTTGCATTATTTTATATAAACTCATTTTATCTTCAATCTGATAATAATCAAGCAAATCAGTTTTTCCAAATATATATGGCTTTGCCCCTAAATTTTGATTTACTACTTGATATTTTAATAAATTCTTACACTTATTAATATAATTTTTACTAAAAGTATTATTACCGTTCGTTGAAAATTCTTTAAAAGATTTATTGGTAACTAATTCTCTATCGATATCTTTTATATCATCTTCTATAAATCTAATATTTAATTTAAATAACTCTTTAAGATCATTAATTTTTGCAAAAAAATCTTTAAAATTTATACTACTATTATCAAAATTTCCTAAAAGTGTTTTAATTTTAGTTAATGCTGCTTTATATTCATTTAATGTCTCATTTATTTCACTAAATTCTTCTTTTTTGTCCTTAACCTCATCACTTTCTATTCCAGAATTATTATCAGTATCAGAAAAATTTAAAGCAAAATCATTTAATTCATTTGTATATTCATTAACTTTATATTGTAATTCTTTAGAAATAGCTATTAATTTTCTTTTTGCTTCTTCCTTATCTTGTGCATTTAAAGTACCATATGTATATATAGCTTCATTATCTGGATCCTTCAAAGCCATATGTAAAGTTTTAGTTAATCTAGACTTTTCAAGATCAGTTTGATCAGAACCGAAAATATCTTTATATACTGCTAATCTTTCTTTTAATTTATCTTTTGTGTTTAATAAATTAAGTAAATTAGAAGCAGCATTATATCTTTCTTTTAAATTATCTGAAACTGTACTAACCTTACCATAATCATATTCTTTATTATCTAATTTTTCTGGCTTAATAGCTTCCAATTCATTTTGAGTAAAATGAATTAAATTTGCTTTATCATTACCTATTTGTACGGCTATACCATCGTAAGTTTGACCAGTTGATTTGTCATAATAAATATTTTTTAAACCCTTACCACCAGGATACCATTCATTAACAAAACTATCATATAATAGTTTATTTATATAAGGAGTATCTATTAAAGCTTTTCTATCTTCTTCAGAATCTGTCAAATACCCGGAAGGAAATACTTTTATTTTTGTTTTAGTTTTTGGTCCAGGAATTGCTTCTTGGCTTTCACCATTTGGTAGTTCATTTGGTCTTTTATAAGTTACATATGTTTCTGTAGCATCTTTATCTACAGAAGCCCCATTTAACGTAGGATATAAAGTAATTTTTACAAAATCGCCAGAAGTATTTAAATAAGCCTCTGCTTTTTCTTTTGTTAAAATATCTTCAAAATCCTCTGCATCTGCATCAAAAAAAGAATTATTTTCTATATCTTCTAATAAAGTTTTTAATTCTTTTTTAATATTTATAGATTCTCCCCAAGGTTTAGTAGCTTTACCTTTTGTATTTGGATTACCTTTATCACGTTCGCGATTAAGTTGAGGAATATCATTTAATAATTTTACGTAATAATCAGCTAAAATATTATTATTACGCCACTTAGAAAAAGCAGTACTAAACATTAAATATGCAATAACATTATCTGGAGCATTTTTTTCCATCCAGTCCCAAACTTTCTTTTCAAAACACTTACGTAAAATAAGACCTTTTTTAGACATTTTAGTGTAAAAGTCTTTTTTATCTGTAAATTGACCAGAAACAATCTTAAATTGATTATGTGTTTTATCTAATACAATACCTGTATATGGTTCATAATGTCCATCTGAAATAAATTCATCCAATGTATTTTCTTGTATTCTTTCTATAGACTCAAATAGCATATTTTGCTCCAATTTTTTTACTTTTATAATTAGAACTTAAATACTACTTTTATAATAAAGATTATAAACTCAATAAAACTTCAAAAGGCACTTTTAAAATTGATAAAATAAATGCTTTAATATCTAAAGTCAATCCAGAATTAAAAATATCCTCAACTTTACTTAATTCTTGATAATCTTCAACAGAAATATATTTTTTAATTTTATTTAAAGTTACATTATCTAAACTTTTTAACTTCCTTATATTAGCTACTGTAATAAATTCTAATTTCGTTCTTGGTTTTTTCATTATATATCCAAAAACTTTATTCCAAGCTAACATTTCTTCTAAAGATTTTGTTTTTATCTTTACTTTAATATTTACAAAAACTGTTGGTATTTTTCTTCCGTCGCCAAAAATATCAATTTTTTTACTCATAAATATTTTCCCTCTAAACTTTCTTTAAATTCATCTAATGTTTGATATACTTCTCTAGCTGCTTCTGCCGTAAAATAACTTTGCATGCTATCTAAATAATTTATTTCTTTTTCTTTTATTAATTTTACAACACTATTATCGAAATCTATAATAAGTTTATATTCAGTTGTTAAATATTCAATAATCTTTTTTACTTGATCTCCATTAAATTTCTGAATAAGTAAATTTCTAAAATCTATATAATTTAAATATTCACTTATATTTTCATTCTTATTTTGTAACCAAACAAGATCCCAGCGTTGTTGAACTAAATATATTCCTTTTATAATTTTAATCATCAGATTCTACTTCTTTTTTACCTGGTTTTAGCAAATTAATAGCCTTACTTTCCTTTAACTCTCTAACAAATGGCTTACCTTTAATTAAGCCACTCATTTCTTTTAACATTTTTTGTAAATCTTGGTTTTCATTTAAAAATGTTTTAGAATTTACAGAATAACTAACTGATTCTCCAACACCACCCATTGGAGGCATACCCATCATACTCATATCTTGATCACCGCCTTTTTCTCCTTCTTCTCCTTCTGGACCAGGAACAGCAGCTTTTTGTTTTATTTTTTGATTTTTCAAAAATCTAGCTAAATCTTCTGGAGAATTTAAAGAAGCAATACTTGTTTTTGAACAAATTAATTGAGCAAAATCTAAAGGTAAACCCATCTTAATAAGTAATTGAAATTTATTAATATCCGGCATATTTGGATTAACTTCAGCAAAGCCTTTTAGTAATTCAACAATATCACTATATTTACTAATAACATCTGCAGATAATTGAATTGGCTCATTCAAACTAACTTCAATGTCCATAGTAGTTACATCATATCCAGCATGAGTCAAAATATTTTCAACTAAACACATTAAACCATTTAATAATGCTTTCTTTAATGGAATCAATGTTCGTTTTAATTTAAGATCTTGAGCCTCTAAAGCTTGTGCAGTTGTAATAGTATCATCCCCAACTAAATAACCTTTAGGAAGACTAGAATTACGTAAAATTTTATCTAAAAAATATTCAACATCTTCAGTTGAACTTAAATCAATATTTGATTCAATATGATCAACTTCTACTTTTTTACCATCTGAAGATACAGGTAAAGTTAAAATAGACATTGCTCCTGGAATCTTACGACCGGCTTTTGCAGTACCAGAATCTGTAAACATTGAATTTAAATATTGAGATTTAAACTCATTCATAAACCCATAAGAATCTGGCAAAGAAACTCCATTTGGCATTGGTACATAAAATACTAATCTTTGAATCTTACTTGCACGAGAAATTGCTAAAAGTGCCTCTAATGATGTTAATTGATCAAAAGCAGATCTCATTGACCATAACATAGATTTTCCATATGGTTCTGTTATCTCATCATTAATTAAAAAATGAACAAATTGCCATGGCTGCCATGTTTTACGTATATTTTGAGACACTTGTAATCTATTAACAAAAGCAGTTTCTTGTTCTGTTTCATAGTTAATTACATTATAATACTCATCAGTATTAACTCTAAAATATTTTGGATTTACATAAACTATAACTAAATCTTCAAGAATATCTAAACGCTTAAAATCAATATCCTTATCTTCCATCCATGATTCTAAATATGGATATGTTAAAATCATACCATAATTACCATATTTTGCTATTGATCTTGTAATATTAGGTAATTTTTGATAAATTTTATTTTTATAAAATACTTTTTCTATTAACTTTTGAGCAGTTTGATTAGAAATTTTTATTTTTAATGGATTATCAACAAAACCTTGAGACAAAACTTCAGCAACATATGTATCTAAAATTAAAGAAACCTCACCTAAATTTTCATCCATTAAATCAAAACATTTATAGGCTGCTAATAAAGTATTAAAATTATTATTATAATAAGTATAACTACTTAAAAAATCATCATATAATGAAATTTGTTCAGCTTCATCATGATATTTATAAGAAATAGGAATAGATACAAATTCACCAGATTGTGTTTGACCTATAGTAAAATTTCTTTTTTTAGCTAAACTTTTTAATACATCAAATGAAATACCTGGATTAGTTATAAATAAAGTATTAGTATCTTTATCGTGATAACTATTTTCAACTATTCTTTTAGCAATTCCACTAAAAATTCTATTGTTATTTTTCATTATATTAGTGCCTCAATTTATTCCCAAGAAAGATTTATAAATATATCAAACTTATTATTGGTTACAGTATCATTACAAACTATTTTTCCAGCTTTATAGCAAAGAATAATAAATCCAAGACTATAATTATCTGAAAGAACTTGCTCTATTGGTTTTAATACCTGTATTCCTTCGCTAGCCTCATATTTAAAATCTACATTTTTATTATAAATAAGACGACCACTAACAAAGATTAATACTGGATATTCCTCCTTCCAGTCATTTATAAGTATAGTATCAATTAAAATACCACTTGAAGTATCTTTTATAGATTTAATTTCTAAGACATCACCACGACTAAATGGTCTATCACAAATTATTCTAACTAATTTACTACGCATCCAAAATTCATAACTATTTTTACCATCTAAACTAGATTTATCTGATGCATAATAAGATATACATTTTATAGGAAAAGTAATATTATCAAGATTAGTATTCATATTATAAATTATCCATTTAAACTTTGACGAATTTCAATTTCACCGCTTTCATTCATTTTAGCCACTGCTACTTTACTAGCATTTACTTTATTGAGAATATCTTGTTCATCCATTTCATCTAAAGATTCTTCTAATTCATCTTCAACATAATTTTTTGTTGACTCTGTAATTAAAACTTTTGGTTTTTTAATTTCATTATCCATTTTAAGCTCCTTTGTTATCTATTAGCTAATTTAATTTGAATTGAATTTTGATTTATAACCATTCTTTCACCATTTAATACTGTTTCTGCTGGCATTAAAGGTAAAACAACCATTAATTTATATTCATATTTTATTTCTTGTAAAAATGCAGGATTTTGTCTTCTATAATATAAACCAATATATTTTATTTTATCTGTACCTGTAGTCCAATTTTCTTTAGCTTTTTCCCATTGAACAGAATTTGAATTTCTTAAAACACCATTAATTGGATCATGAAATTCGATTGGACTATCTAAAATAGTATAACCTTTTCTAACTGGTTCTTTAGTAAAAACAAAATTGTCCTCATCAAATTCTATACCTAGTCCAGGATACATATGAGTATCTGTATAATCTTCATCTGGCACACCAAAGCTATTATTTAATATCATAGCTACAAAATCTGGTGCTAACATAAAACGTGTAATATTACTCATTATTTATATCCTTAAATATCTGATAAATTTAATTGTATAGCTCCAGGAGCTAATAATAAAGTTTCACCTTTTAAAACTGCTTCTGCAATAGGTAATTCTAAAACCACTAATGGTTTAATTAAATTTCCATCACTGTCCTCATAATCTAATGTATCAAAAATACCAATTCTTTCAATCAAAGATGTACCTGTTGTCCAATCTTCACTTGCTGTATTAAATACAATTTGATTTTCATTTAAAATACAGTTATCAATTGCTTTATGAAAAATTGCTCTAGCTCGTTTATAATTACCTAACGGCTTTCCCTCAAAAATTTCAGTAAAATCTTCAGTATTAACTTGTGAACCTCTTTGAGTTAATCCCAAACCAATATAAATTTCATTTTGATTAAATGTAGGATTATTAATACCAAAGTAATCTTTTAATAACCTATTCATAAAATCTATTTGTAAACCAAAAACTGCCATTTATAAATCCTATTTATATTTAATCTATCTTATTAATTTAGAACTGAAACTGCGATCTTCTTTGAAATAAATACTGCATCTAATTGCTTAGGTACTATATACTTAGGATTTTCTATTTCTATCTTATCATAAATTTCTTCATGATAAATATCACCATTCCAAGGACCAGATGCTAATTTAATTTTAGCTTTATAATTATTTATTGGACCAAAAGATACAATTTTACCGTCCTCACCAAAATCTGTATATCCTTTTCTTAGATTTAAAGTATATTCTTTTAAAGCCCCTGTCTCATAATCAATATCTTTTACAGTTAAAATAAGTGGAGTATCTTTTAATCCATTTTCCTCAGTTTGAATTAAAATAACATTTCCTTCTTCATCTGTTAAAGTATAACTATTATCTATTTCTAACCCTACTCCAGGCTCTATAATATTAATATCTCTTGTATCATAGTAATATAATACATTTGTAGATTCATTATATTCTGGATCAATAATAATATTTTCATCTATAGTATCAACAATAGTATGTCTTACTTTTGAAGCATCTATACCAGCTTTAATAAACCAAATAATGCCTTGAGCAGCTAATCTTTCTTTTGTTATCTTTTCTTTTTCTGGTACTTTATAATCAAACCAAATTGTACTAATTTGAGTATCAGAATTATTCCAAGTTTCTTTTCTTGCTGGAACACAATGGGCAATTCTAGAATAAGTTTTACTATTACTTATTTGTTTCATTTCAGTACTAAGTACAACCCATTCCCTAGCTATTTTTTCTTCACGAGAATTATATTCATTAAAAATAATTCTGCTATTTTTTGGTAAATGTAACTTTGTAGGTAAAATAACATCTAATGAATATATACCAGTAGTACCATCTGCTGTCATTCCATCTTCAGAAACATTTTGGCGATATTCTTTAAAAAGAGGTATAACAGTTTCTGTAGTATCCATCCAAGTAATATCTACAAAATTAGAATATTCATCAACATTATTCTCAAACAAATAATTAGAATCTATGCTTGGAATACGTACCATAACAGTAATACCATAATTACTGAATAAAGCCTCGTCACGTAAAGCAGCAACATATTCAGCTTGATCTGTAATATATGCGTCACGTAAATTAAATCTAGAAAAATCTATCTCTTCTAATCTTGAAGAATTAACTTGTTTTGCCATATTTTATACTCTTGATAAACTAATTATTGTTTAGAACTTAAATAAATAAAAAGGTCCTTAGTTTTTACACCAAGAACCTTCCGGGACCAAAAATGAAAAATTACATCATAGGATCTGTCATCATATTTAATGACAAACCTTTATTTTCTATAGGATCAACTGTAATCATAACATTACTTGTTAAAGTTACAGCTGCAATAGAAGAAGCAGCATAAACAGTACCTTTTACAACTTTTGTTGGATCAAGAATACCTGCTTCAATTAAATTACAAACCTTTAAATTTTTAGCATCATAACCGATATTATAATCGTTTTTACTTAAAACCTCTTGTGTAACTAATTCAACAGGTAAACCAGCATTATCAACAATTGTCTTAAATGGTGCTTTTAAAGCATTTGCAAATACTTTAACTCCTAAAGCCTCATTAGAATTTGTAGTTTTTACTTCTGATTCAACTTTTTCTGATAAATATAATAAAGTATTACCAGCACCAGGTAAATAACCCTCTTCTAAAGCTGCTTTAACAGCCCAAGTACTATCATCTAAACGATCACGTAATTCCTTAATTTCCTCTTCAGAAGAACCTCCAACCTGAATAACAGCTACACCAGTAGTTAAAGAAGCTAAACGCTTACCAAGTTGTTCTCTTTCATAAGTATCATTTTCTTTTAAAGCTCCAATCAAACCATTAATAGCTTTAATTCTTTCACTTATTTGATCTTGTTCCCCAAATCCACCACGTATAATAGTTTCATCTTTCTTAATTATAATTTTTTCACAAGAACCAAAATCTGCAGAAGACATAGTTTCATATTTAATTCCAAGAGGATCATCTGCAACGTTTCCCCCAACATAACATGCAATATCTCTTAAAATATCCAGTCTTCTTTCACCATATCCAGGAGCTTCAACACAAGCAATCTTAAATCTACCACCAGAGCGCATAATATTAAGAGCTAGAGCTTGAGTAACACTCGTATCAAAACTTTCAGCAAAAATAACTAAAGGTTGTTCTGCTTGCAAAGTATCTTGTATAATATTAGCCAATGTAGTAAAATTTGATATTTTTGAATTACATAATAAAATTTTAGGTCTATCAAATTCAACAGTTTGATTTTCATGATTATTTACAAAATATTGAGAAGTCCAACCTTTATTAAATGTCATACCTTCTTTAAAATCTAATCTAATTGTACGATCTTTTGTTTCCTCAACTAAAACTACACCAGCTTTACCAACCTTTTCATAAGCCTCGGCGATTGTTTTTCCTAAAAGTTCATCTCCGTTAGCAGAAACCGTAGCAATATTAATTAATTCATCATTAGATTTAATTGGGGTACTCATTTCTTCGAGTTTAGAAATTACATAATCTCTTGCTTTTTCTATACCTTTACGAAAAGATGTACGATTTACTGTATGTTCACTTAATTCAATTTGACGAATACCTGTATTTACAATAGCCTGAGCTAAAACAGTAGCTGTCGTAGTACCATCACCAACAGCATCCATTTGTTTTTGAGCTACAGAAATAGCTAAATCTGCACCTAATTTAATTTTTTCATCTTTTGGTGCAATTTCTTTTGCAACAGAAACACCATCTTTAGTAATAACTGGCAATTTATCTTCTCTTGCAATAACTACAGTATTACCACAAGGACCCAAAGTAGATTTTACAGCATCTGCTACTAAATTCAAACCTTTTACTAAATTATCTTGTGTATCTTTACCAAAACAAGCTGACTTACTCATTTATTACTCCTATACTTTTAAACCATCTGGATCAAATTCGCCTTCAATTTCTTTAGCTACAATATCTCCAGCAAATACCCTAATTAATTTCATACCATTAAAAGTAACTTTTGTACCAGATACTTTTGGAAAAGCAATTACATCTCCAATATTACAAGGCATTGGTACAAAATTACCATGATCTGTATATCCACCATCACATGAAATAACTTCACCGTAAGTAAAATCGGTATCTAAAGATTCTGGAATAAAAAGTTCACCGACTTTCTCTTCTTTTTGTATTTCTTTTACAAATACATTAGGACCAACAGCAATAAAATACTTACTCATTATCCATCTCCTTTTCAAAATATTCTTGAATACTATCCTTACCAGCAATAACTATATTATTATCTAAAACTAATGTTGGAGTTTGTTTAATATCAAATTTTTCAACATCATCCATATGTTCTTCTGCTATAACTGAATCAATTTTAATATTATTTTCATTTAACCAAGCTTCAAGCATTTTACAAGGCATACAATGCTTTCCAATATATAATTTCATTATTTAATCCCTTCTACTTTTTATAGACCTAAAAAATCCAAAGCCTTCGAAAAGAAATTTTTATTACCTTTTTTTTCTTCTTTTGCTACAGGCTTCCATTTCTGTGTATTAGAAGTTTCTTCTTTTTTAATTTCTACGTCTTTTTTTTCCAATTTAGTCATTTTTTCCTGAATTTCTTCATCATTTTGCTTCTTTTTAGCCATTTTTACCTCTTATAATAAAATTAATTGAAAAGTACTATTATTTTGAATTAATACATTAGCATGAACCCATTTAGTCATGCCTTTTTGATTATAATTCATTATTAGTTTAGACAAAGTTCCAGCATAAACAGTTTTTTCTCTAATTTCTGGACTATGAGTATGTCCACAAATACAATTTTCAAATGTTTTATTAAATGCATTTGGACTACCAGAAGCTCCAGAAATACCAGCATCACCATGTTCAGAAACAACATATCCTAAAACATTATATTCTTTATTTTTTTCCATAAAAAACACATTATTCGGTAAATAATTATCCAAGATATGCTGGTTATTACAATATTTAATAAATAATTTAGCTCCAAATACAGCATTTCGTCTATCTTTTATAAATTCTCCATTTTCTAACCACTTTTCTACAAACATATCATGATTAGAATTAACAATATTAAATCTACATTTTTTACAACTAGAAGCTATAAAATTTAAATTAGTAACAACAGCCTCAACTTCTGATTTTAAATCTGATGTTTCTGGTGATAAATTTCTAGCTTGTGTCAAATAATGCCCAAAATCATGATGACAAATACTATTCCAAGAGGCTACATCATGCAAAGCTACCTCTTTTACATTATATTTATTAATAAATTCTAATGTTTTTTCTAAAACTTCATAATCTTGATCAGGTAAATGTAAATCACCAAGAACCATATAAGGTAAACTATCTAATTTTTTAACAGAATTTTTAGTATACACTTTATTCAAATCATATAAACTATCATTATTATAAATTAAATTTCTAACAATATAACGTTTTTGATCTTTATTATATTCTAAAAGAATTGCCCCATATTTATGATATTTTAAATCAATATTCCCTGCAACAGTATCTTTATAATCTGGTAAAGATAAAGTACCTGTGGAATATGCAATTCTATAATCTGTATATTGTTTATATGGCAAAATCTGCATATATTGTTTTGTAGCACCAACTACAATTGTTTTAATATTAGTAGATAATTTATCTAAATTTAATAATGGATTTTTTTGACTCGGTGGAATTAAAAAATCTTGAACTAAGCAATTATTATCTTTTTTAAATTCAAACTTTGTTGCTAAATAAGGTTGTAATAAATTAAATACATCCATATTAAAAGTTTGTTTCTTTTTTAAACTTTTACCCCATAAAATACCAAATTCAGCTTTATTTTCTTTACAATAATTAAGTAAAGTATAATAAAAATCTTCATTAATTTCTGATCCATCAGTAACATAAGTAATAACCATTTTATCAACATCTGAATCTATTTCTTTTATTATATTATATCTTGCGATTAATAAATCTGCTTCAGCATCTTTTATAAAATTGCTCCAACTACCCCAAATACTTTCTATTAAAGTAGAAGAATAACTTGTATCATAATTTCTATAATCGGCTCTAGTTAAACGTTTATTAGATAACATACATAAATTATTATATTCATCTAAAATAGCTTGCTTATTATATTTTACCATTATTTCTTTTTAACCTTCTTTTTTGATTTTTTAGTCTTTTTTAACAATTTTTCAGCCTTTGCTTTTTCTTTTTTATACTCTTCAAATTCTTCTTGTTCTTTTGCTAATTTATTTTCTTCTAATTTTCTTTTAATTAAATCGGTTTCAATGATAGTATCACATAAACCATATTTAAGACATTCATCGGCTGTTAAATAACCTCTTTCATCACTTTGTAACTCTAATAAAGTATCTCTTGATAATTTACCATCACAAGCTTCTAAATATAAATCAATCATACTTTCAGAATATTGCTTATTTTGAAGATATACCTTTTCAATTTCACTATGTTTTGTAGTGATATCCCAAATACATCCAAAATGCACAAAATGTTTTGAAATTCTACTCATAAATCTTTCATCACCTTGTATAGCAATCATAGAAGCCGCACTTCCAGCCATACCAAGTACAAAAGTCATAACTGTTATATCATTTAATTTTGCTATATTAATTAATCCAATAATAGTCATCATTACATCTACTTGACCACCAGGACTATTTAAAATTATCATTAAATGCTTACCATGATTTTGTTCAGATAAAACATATGTAGTTAAATCACCTATTAAATAAGCACAATTATCAGAAGTAATTTCATCTAAAATGAAAACTTTATCATTAAACATATAATTGCGTGGTGAATGATTAGTTAAATTATCTGTATTACCTGTCCACACTGTAAAATAATTCCTCCTTTTTATTAATTTACTACTATAAGAACATTCTACTATCACTTCAATTTTAATAAATATTTCCAATTAAATATATAAATGTTCTAATAAATAAACTCGAGTTTAAAATATAATAAAGGAAATTTCAATGTTATTTAACAAAGATTTATTAGATCGTATAAAACTCTTAGAATCAGATGAATATACGATTGAATCAACACGAGATGGTGAATGGGCTATTCTTAAAAATGGAATTATTGTAGCTTCTCAGTTTGAATCAAGAGAAGAAGCTGAAGAAAATTTAGAAAGCATTAAAAAACAAACAATGCAAGAAGCTTTGTTTACTAGACATGATAATCTAGAAACAGATGAACAAATTACAACCTATTTAAAAGAATATATTAAATTCTGCTATGATAGGTTATTTAATCAAGAATTAGATGCAGAAAGCTACAGAAATGGATTTAAAAGAGTTTGTGATACTTTAAATTATTATATTAAAAGTTTTAAACCTATGAATTTAGAAATAAATAAGTTTTTTGAAGATACTGCTAAAATTCTTCCACCTAAAAATGCAGTTTCTGTATTAAATAGAATAATTTATAAATATATGCGTTGTAATAATCAGGTATTTAATGACGCTATCGATGAATTTGAAAAAGGTAATTAATATAATATTGGAAAGATACAATCATGAATACAAAATCACGCTTTAGAAGTTTATTTGAAGATAAAACTAATTATGTTTCAGTTGCCAAATCTCAAAATGAATTTAATCCTTCCAAACCAGGATTAGATATGCTAGATAATTCTAAAGACGCTGAAGATGAAAAAACATTAGAACAAAAATCAAAATTAACTGATCTGGCTATTACAAAAATAAAACAAAGTTTAGAAATGTCAGATGAATTACAATCAATTTTAAATCAAATTGATAAAATTAATGAACAAGATGATTTAAATGAATGGAAACTAAATGAAAAAGGTAATACTGCAATTCTAAAAAATAAAAATGCTAGAATTTTTAAACAGAATGATCACTTATGTCTTTCCTATAATAATAAAATAGAGTTATTTGATTCTGTTAAAGAATTACATGAATGGCTAAATAAACATAATTTTCCACTACCAAAAAATATAAAATTACATGAATCTATAATAACAGAAGATGAAGATAATTATACCAATGAAAATGAAAAAGATGATTTAAGAAATTTTGATACAAAAGACTATGATAAAGATATACAATTAGCAAAAACTATAAATAATGTTGATCAAAATTTATTATTTAATGATCAACTTCAATTAGAATTACAAAAAGAAGAAAATCTAGAAAACATAAGAAAAACATTAAAAGCTATATATAGTATAGGTAGTAGTAAAGTAGACTTAAATAATAAAGATTCCAGAATAAAAGATGGATGTATGAAAGTTATTAATTTTGCTAAATCTCTTTTGGGAGAATTATTTACTAATTCAAAAGAATATAAAGCATTATCTTATTTGTGTGAAAACTATACAGACGAAGCTCTAAATACTCAATTTGTTATAGATAAAATAAATGAATTTGTTCCTAGTAAAATAGATACTCCTTTACAAACTGAAGATAAATTTAACTTAAATAATATAGCTACTAGAAATAAATTTAACGAATATGCTAATAATCCATCAAAAAGAAAATATGGTGGATTCTCAAAATATATAGAAGCTCCTCAAAAAATAAAATATATAAATGATAGCGGTAAAATAATCGAAGCTGAATTTGCAAAAAATGATAAAATTTTAACTAATATAGATGATTTTAAATTAGAAGGTCAATATATTAATACTAAACCAGAACAAAATTCAGAAAATAATACAGATAAAATAAATCCTGATTATTTTTATATTATAATTAGATTTCCTGATGAAAATCTAGCTGATATACAAAGATACGTTCAAAAAATTAATTATTATAGTCTTAAACCAGCAAGCTCTAATCAATCTAATAAAGCTATGTTAACTACTGATTTAAACATGGCTAGAGCTTTTCCTACAAAAACACAAGCTCAACAGTATTTAAGGGGTGTTCAACGAGTAATGGCCTTTATTGGTGGTGTTGAACCTTTTATAATACAAGGTGAATTTATAATTGAAGCTAATAATAACAAAAATTTATTTAATACTGCATATGAAGCTTATAGAAGCTCTAACAATTTAAGTGCTAATTTAAATAATACTCAAAAAACAGATAATATAGATATAGATCAAAATACTCCTAACCCAGAAACAATTACTCCTGATCAAGATAATATAGATATAGATCAAAATACTACAACTGAACCAAAAAATACAAATATAGAAATAAAGTTATTTAAAGATACTAATTATCCATATACTGTTACTCCTAATATGTTGCAATATTTAACATTTACTGGAAATGAATTTAAAACTATAGGCAGAACTAGAGAAGGAAATAAACAATTAGCTATTAGTTTTTCAACCGAAGAAGAAGCTCAAAACTTTATAGATAATGCTAAAAATATAATAGGATACTCATATAAAAACGCTAAAGATAAAGATCTTCCTGTTACAGATGACTTTATAAATGGATTAAAATGTGAAAAGATAAATGAAAATACTACAGAAAGCGTTGAAATATTAATTGATAATTTACTTAAAGAAGCTAATAAAAAATATATAAATGGTTATAAATATTTATTATTTGAAACATTCGATGATGTTAGTTTAGAAGAAAAACAAGGTGATTTATATGATTTTGCAAATAATCCAATTAGTTATGATAAAGGTACTCGTTTAGCTTATAATATACTAGACCCTGATAATCGTTACAAATTTGGTGGCTATAATAGTGCAAGAAAATCTAATGGTGAAGAAGCAAATATTCAACCAGAAAATGTACTCTCTTTATATGATAAATTAACAAATGATGTAAATACTAAAAATTATTTAAATCTTACAAAAGAAAAAGATTTAGAAAAATATATATGGGCTCGTAATACTATAATTGAACAAGCTTTTATAGGTCATTATTTTAAATTAGATAGATATGCTAAACATAAAGCTGGTTCAAATATTTATACATTAATAAAAACATATTTATATCAAATTAGAGAAAAGTATCTTACTTTATATCCATCTAGTAATGATATAAAACTTTATTGTTTATTACGTGATTGGCATCAAATTATAGATGGATCCAAATTTACAAATACTTATATATCAAATCAAGATTTAAATTTAAAAATAGCAAAAAATGAAGATGGTACATTTTTTTCATTTAATACAATTAAAGTAAAAAATGGTCAAACTGTTCCTTTTACTGATTTAATTTTAAGAAATGATGCTTTGAATTCGTTATCTAAAGCTGGACTCAAAACTTATAATTATAATTTTATAGTCCCTATTATAAATTTTACAAATATATTACTAGATAGTTTAATTAAGGCTGTAAATGCTATTTTAAAAATAAATACAAATTATTCTAAAGAAGAATTAATTGTAGAATTACAAAAAAGAACAAATACTTTAAAAGATGTTGCATTTTTATATGCTGTTGGAGATATTTCTAAAAAAGGTAGTTTAATTTCACCAGAAGAAGTTGCTGAATTTTTAGAAAAAACAACAGATGATGTAGATTTAAAAGACTTAATAAGAACAGAAATAGAATTAAATGTTGACTTAGAAAATAAGTATGAACCAACAGAAGATGATATTAAAAATGCAAGTAAAGAAGATCGTAATAGGATGTCAGGAGTAAGAAAACAATCTGAAAAAACTAAATTAAGAAATCAAGCTAAATCATATATTGACAATTTACTTGGTGACGATGAAGATGAAGATGAAGAAGATTCTGAAACATTACAAAATACACAAACTTCCACAAATACTACGACTAATATAGATACAGTAGAATTAAATACAAAAATACAAGACATTATAAATAAAGGTAAAAATAGTTTTGAAAATGGCAAAATATTATTAGCTACTGTTCAAACAAAAAATCTTTTAAATGCAATAATAAATGAATATGGTAATGACTATACAAAATATTTAAATAATGACATAAAAAAAGAATTAAATACATTAAAAACTCAACTTAATATATCAGAATCAATTACTGAATGTGTAACTTCTGGAACATTAGGATCTGCAGTTACATATGTTGCTGGAAATAAACATAAAAAATTAAAAGAAACCTTAATGGCTATGTTAGATTCAAAATTAACAGATGATAAAATTTTAGTTGAAGATGATAGTCCAGCAGATTTTGCTTCTGGTATTAGTTCTGAAATGACAGCTGATGCAGCCTCTGGTTCAACCACAAGCACTACTTCAACTGATTCTTCTACTACAACACCTACTCCAAATATAGATATGGGTAATGATAATTCAAATCCTTCTGATACTACAGCTAATTTTGGAGATATTAACTTTAATGGAGAATATGGTCCAGCAGAAGACGAAGAAAATAATAATCCAATCGGAATGATGCCACAACCAGAACAAGTTATAGTCGATGTATTAGTTAATCCAGATGATGATACTGATATTATAGTAAAATTAAAAGATACTGAAACTGAAGAAATAGAAACAAAACATTTATATGAAATAGATGTTTAATATCCCACTTTCTTGATATATAAATTTGCTAATAATGTGCCTAGATCTTGACGATTTAGGCATAATTTTTTATTAGATGGCTTATAAGTTAAATAAAAATTCTCATTATTAAAACTAATTTTAAAAAATGGATTATTATTATCTATTTTAGCTTTTTTAAAATTTTCTAAAATATACATAAGAAATATTAAATTACTTTTATTACCTATTTCAAGATAATAATCATTACAATAAATAAAATATGAATTTTCTTTAGTAAATTTATTAAATTTTGTTATAACTTTAATATTATTCATTTTTGTCAAAATCTCCAATAAATTGCTTTATATAATAAAAAAATTCAATAAAAGAATTTTTTAAATATTATTATTAATTATTATATTATATATAATATATATATTTTAGTTATTTAATTGAAGTATATTTTTTCATTAAAAATTGATTTTAAATTTCCAAATAGTTAAAAAAATAAAAAATTAAAAAACATATATTAAACGTTCTATATATCAAAATAGGAGTTTTAAATGGACATTATAGGTAATATTTATACAGCTACTAAATTTTATATAAAATCTGAAGAAAAAGGGGCTTTATGGGTATCCGATATAGATGTAGCAAAAAGTTATATTGAAGATCCAAGAAATTTAGATTGGTATAACAAACAACTATATTGTACTAATGAAAAAATAATAAAAGCAAAAGATAATAAATATTATTTAGAATCTGAATTACCTGAAATTATAGAATTAAATAAACAAACTATAGAAAAAATAATATTTGAATTTAAAAATCAATGCTTAATGTATGTTACTACTCAATTAGAAAATTTTGCTATAAATCATAAATATACTTCTGTTGAAAATATGATTTCTTTTTATCATTCTAAAATAAAACAATTTTCAGATGATGCTAAAGTTATGATTAATTATAGAGATAAATTATATACTTTTACATATGATTTATTTAAAAAATTAGAAACTAATACCCCAACAACATTAGATATTGAAGAATATTATAATGAATTTTTAGATAATTTTCCAAAAGAATAAAAAATGTTTAGTTGTAAGCCTATATATGAATTTTTAGTTTGGGATAATTGTAACAATAACTGTAAATTTTGTTTTCAAAGAAATAATCCTAATATTTTAACATTAGAAGAACAAAAAAATTCTTTAAATAAAGTATTAGAATTTATAGATTCTTCAAAATTTATAAAAAATAGTCATGTATTAATAGTTGGAGGAGAAATATTTTATATTAATAATGATTTTTTAAATTCTTTTTTTAAAAAAATTGTTGCTAATATGTTATCAAATAAAATAGATTTATTATACCTTAATACCAATTTATTATATAAAAATTTAAGTAATTTATTTTATATATTAGATTTAATAAAAGAATATGAATTATTTCATAGATTAAAATTTACTACATCATTTGATTTAGATGGAAGATTTAAATCAGAAAATGATAAACAACTTATGTTAAATAATTTATTATTATTATCAAATAAATATTTAAATGATGGATTAAATATAGTAACAAATATAATTTTAACAAAAAAAGTGTGTGATTCAATACTAAATAATACTTTTAATGTAATAGATTTTATGATAAAATATAATACTTATGTTAATTTATTACCTTATATTGTATATGATAAAACTTTAAGCGTAGAAAAAAATAAAATATTTAAAACTTTAGAAAAAGTAAATGAAATTGCAAAAAACACAAAATATGAAAATTATTTAGAATCATATATAAAGAATTTTGATTTACCACAAAAAAAAGAATTATATCATTATAATAAGGTTTTAAAAAATTTTGATTATTGTAGTTGCGAATTAAATACTTGTGGACATTCAATAAATTTTAATAAATATACAGAAGAAAATACTTGTTTTGTTTGTGATTTAAAAAAATATTTTTATAAAACTAAAGCATAATTAGAAAATTTTTATCTAATTTTTTTAATGATAGCTACTTCTAAAATAAAGTTAATAAACTAAGGAGTATCTATTTATGAATTTAATGCCTATTATATTATCAAATGATGAATTTAAATCAAAAAATATTTATATAAATAAAAAAATAGAAAAAATTAAAAATTTAATTAAGCAAGAAAAAACAAAATTTAAAGAAGAACCTATTTATATTGGGAATACTCAATATTATAAAAGTTGTCTACCTATAATATCAAAAGAAAGAGATGTATTAACTAAACCAACTGAAATATGTAAAATTTTTGTAAATTGGAAAAATAAAGATTTTACAGGTATGAAAGTTAATGATATTTGTAATGAATTAAAAGCTCAATATGCTTTTAGTATAGCTATTGTTGACGCTGAACATACAAGAAATAAATTTAAAAATAAAACTATAATTTGGGCAGTATTTGATTCCGAAGAATTAGCTAAAAAAAATATGAGAATATTTAATAGTATGTTTATTACAGCTATTGAACAAGATGCTATAAATGAATATAAAAAATTTAAAGAAAATCCAGAAAAAAGACCATTAACATTTGATAAATTAGTCCCAAATGCATATAAACTATATAATGCTATTGATAAAGGAGAATTATAATGGAAAATAAACAAGAAAAATTACCTAATTTAAGAATAATTATAGCAGGTCCTACAAAATCAGGTAAATCAACTTTAATAAATATAATAAAAAGATGTTTAGAAAATGATTATACTTTTAGAGCTCTTTTTGCAGGAGCTAATGTTGATGTTTTAGAGTATAATACAACGTTGGAAAAATATGTAACAGAAAAAAGTTATAGTAAAGCTTCTATAAATAAGGATAAAGAAAATATAGAAGAAAAAAATGAGTAAATTTAATATTAAAAAAATAAAAATACAAAATTTTAGAAGTATACAATCTGAAGTAATCCTTGATATAAAGCAAGGATTATTTAGTATAGTTGGTATAAATATGGATGAACCTTCTAGTACTAATGGAGCAGGTAAAACTACTATTGTTTCTGCTTTATATTGGTGTTTAACAGGAAATACTTTAACAAATGAAGTATTAGCCGATGAAATAGTTAATATAACAACTGGAAAAGATTGTAGAGTAAGTCTATATATTAATTCAGATCAAGGTGAAATTAAAATAACTCGTACAAGAAAAGATACAGAGTTAGGTAATAATTTAATATTAGAAATAAATGGTCAAGATTTATCATGTCATAAAATTGCCGATACTCAATTAAGAATAAATCAATTATTAAAAATACCTTTTGATTTATTACATAGTACAATATTAATGACTTATGATATTCGTTCTGCTTTTTCAGAGCTTAGTCCACAACAACGAGTAAATGTTTTAGAAAGTATTCGTGATTATTCTATTTGGAATAGAGTAAGAGACGAAGCTAACAAAGATATAAAAGAATATAATAAACAAATTCAAGATGATAAATTAGAAATAAGTAATTTAGAAGGAAGAATTAGTACTTATAATGATATGTATAATAAAAATACTATTCTTTTAGAAAACACAATAAAAAATTTTAATATTGATACAATAAATGATGAATTAAATAGATTAAATAATGAAAAAAATATTGTTTTAGCAGAATATAATGATTTAAATGCTAAATTAAGTGAATTTAATAGTAAAAATTATCCAAACAATTCAGAATTACAAGAAAAATTAAAAGAAATTGTTGATAATGCTAATAAATTAAAGTTAAATAAGCAAAAAATAGAATATGATATACAATCTTTACAAAAAGAAATAAATTTAATAGATAAATGGTTTAAAGATGATAAATGTCCTACTTGTGGTAAGCCTTTAGATAGAGATGAAGAAACCATAAATACAAAATTGATGATGAAAAATGGATTTAATGAGTCTATTAAGTCTTTTAATGATCAAATTGCACAAATAGATATTGAAATTACTAAAAAAAGAAAAGAATGGGCTGAAAAAAATACAATTTTTCAAAATTTAGATAAAGAAAGAGTAGAAGATGAGCAAAAAAAGAAAGAATTAAATACAAAAATATTGAGTTTAAATACAAAAAACTCAGAAATTACAAATAAAATTAATAATTTAATAAATACTAAACAAACACATGATGAAAAAGTTGAAAAAATTAAAAAAGATATAAATGATTATAAAAAAGAAACTGAAATTTTGACTGAAAAAATTAAAATTTTACAAAAAAATGTAACTAATTATGAATTTAAAAGACAATTAGCAGATTATTTTTATAAATTACTTGGATCTAAAGGTGAATTAAGACCATATTTATTAAAACAAGATATTGAAAATCTTAATTTATTTATGATAAGATATATTTGTAGATTTTTTGAAAACACAACAGTAAAATTACAATTAAATGGTCCTGCTATTGAAATTTTAATTGATAGTAACGGTATTAAAAAATCTGTTACTAGCTTATCTGGTGGTGAAAAGAAAAGATTAAATTTAGCTATTCAATTTGCTTTATATGATTTATTACATTTAACCGCTCAAGTTTCATTTAATATTTTATGGTTTGATGAAATAGAAGCTCAGTTAGACAGTTTAGGTATTCAACAACTTATTAATGTAATAGATGATAAATCAGAAGAAGTAGAAAGTATTTATTGGATAACTAATTCTAGTGATGTTAAAGAGCATATTGTAAACAAAATAATTTGTAAAAAAATTTGTGGTAAAACGGAGATAATTGAACAATGAAAATATTAGCTTTTGGAGATATACATTTTCATCATACACATAGATTTTCAACAATTACTCCACAAGGATATACTATTAGAGAATTAGAGCATTTACAATGTGCTGATGTAATTATTAATTTATGTAAAACCAAACAAATAGATAAAATTGTTTTTCTTGGTGATTTATTTGGTCCAGTTGGAGATAATATTTCTTGTCAGGTATTAACAGCAGTTACAGAATTTATAAAAAAAATTTCTGATGTATGTCAATTAGATATGTTAGTTGGCAATCATGATATTAGTGGACATTTAAATAATCAATATTCACATAAATTAATGCCATTTAAGTATTGGAATAATGTAACAGTTTATGATCAACCAACAGAAGTAGATGATTTTATATATTTACCTTATTGTATTAATGATCAATTTGCTGAAGATTTTTTAAATAATATTAAAAATAAAGATCATAAAATTATATTTTCACACGCAGAATTAAAAGGAATAACTTTTGCTAGTGGTTTACAAAGCGAAAAAGGTGTAAGTATAGATTTGTTAAAGAAATTTAAAATGACTTTACAAGGACACTATCACTGCGGTGGATCTGTTGCAAAAAATATTCAAATAACAGGTTCAACACAAAGATTATCTTTTAAAGATCAAGGAATAGCAAGAAATAATATAATTATATATGATACAGAAACTAATAAAGTTTCTCGTGAAAGTTTTAATTGTCCTGATTGGTTAAGTTTTACTGATGATAATATTAATGATCTTTTTAAACTTTCTCCAGATAATTATGTTAAGGTTGAATTATCTACTGATTTATTATATACAGATGATTTAAAAGAAAAATTAAAAACTTTTAAACATTCAGATTTTCATGTAGATGTTATGCGTTTAATATTTAATAAAAAAATAGATGAAACTGAAATAAAATTAAAAGATGATATTGATGTTATAAAGTATTTTGTTGAAAAATCTGAAAATACTGAAGAAAATAAAAAAGAATTAATTAAAGTTGGTGAAAATTTAATAGAAAGAAGTAAGGCATAGTTCTATATACACTGTTTGGAAAATTATTTTATTAGAAATATTTTATCAAATAACTTCTATTTTATATGACAGATATGAAACTGTATAAAACATAACTAAACTACATAATTTTAAGGATAAATACAATGGAAAAAGAAATTAATATTGAATGGATGCAAGAATTGTTAAATAATAGAAATAATAATAAAAATGAATATTCTGGAGATTTACCAGTGATTGATTGGGTATCAAATCCAAAAGCTTTTAAAAAAGATTTAAAATTTAAATTATTACCTGCAAATAGTGCAGAAAATAAAGTATTTGGATTCATTGTAGGTACGCATTGGTTAAATCATAATGGTGTTACAACAAGATTTGTATGTCCAGAAGAAACTCAACATTTAAAGAAAGCTGGTGTTAAATGTCCAGTTTGTGAAATGAAAAGAAAGCTTTTAAAACAAGGTTTTACAGAAAATGATTTAACTGTACAAGGTAAATTTGGACCAATTCCAGTATTTGCTCCAAAAATTACTTCAAATGTTAAAGTAGTTGTAATTGATAGTGATGTAAAACACGATTGGGATAAAGCTCATGTTTCTGTATTACAACAAAATGGTTCATTTTTAACAACATGGTTGGTTGAAAAATATATAGATAAAGATACTCCTAATCTTTTAGAATGGAATAGAAGTAATATTATTAGATTTAGTAGAGCAACTGAAAATGGTAGATTTGAACGTGAAATAACATTTAGCTGTTTTGAACCAACAGAAGACGTAATTGAAGCATTAAAAGAAGAAAATGAAGCTTTAAATATGCCTGATTTGTGGAAGTTACCTAGTGATCAAGATATTTTAAAAGTTACTGAAATAGCTGAAGAAATGGCTAAAGAATTTATTGAAGCTAAAAAATTAGTAGAAGAAGCAAGTTCAGTAAATGATGATGATATTCCATTTTAACTTTTAATTATGTAGTGGAGGGGAGGAGAACTTAATTTAAACTTAGGTTCTCCTTTTGATGTTTATGAAAAAAACACCATTAAAGAAAAAAAAGTATACTCTTAAAAAAACTCCATTAATATCAAAAGGTAATGGATTAGCTAAAACATCTATTTTAAAAAATAAAGGATCAGAGCTTTCAAAAAATACAGAATTAAAAAAACAAAATGAAAAAACAAAAGAAAAATGGGAGAAGGTTCGCAATCAAATATTAGAACGTGATAATTATAAATGTATTATATGTGGTAAACCTGCGACACAAGTACATCATATACATTTGAGAAGTAAGCGTAAAGATTTATTATATGAATTTAATAATCTTGTTTCTCTTTGTGATAAACATCATGATCATTTTGGTACTTATGGCTTAAATAAAGTTAATAACAGAATAGCAGAAATTAAACATATGACTATTGAAGAGTTACTTGAATTTGCAGAAACAAAAGATGGGAAATAAGGTATGAAAGGAATAAGCTATGGAAGAGTTTGATATTGAAAAGGTTGAAAGCTTAAATTTTGAAACTCTTGATAAACAATTAAAATATATTTTTAGTACCGAACAAGATATTGTAAATTTTATTAATTTTTTAAAAAATATAAAAAAATTTGTATCATTATCAAATGACAAAAGACATAGTATTCAAATGGAATTAAGTTTTTTTAAAACGCAAATTCAATTATTTAAATCAAAATTACAAGTCTTAATAGATAAAAAAAGAAATGAGCAAGTAAAAGCTTCTATAAAAAGAGCAAAAGGTTCTGGTGAAAAAATAACTGAAAATATTATAGAATATTATAAAGAAGATATTACTGGATTAGATACATTAATTGAAATGTATAATATAACAACCGCTTGGGATACTTATATGAATGATTTATATTATGTATGTAATCAAACAAATAAAAATCTTGGTAATTTTGGTTAATAAACTATTTGGAAATTTAAATATTAAAAATCAAAATTATGGTTTGTTATTTTTTAATGAATTGATTTATAGTTAAAATATAAAGGTTATGAAGGAGTATTTTTTAAAATGGCTGAAATAAAAAAGGCTAAAATATCAAAAAGAACAAATCGTAAACAAAATTTTAAAAAATTTATAGAATCTGATTATAAAGATTATCAAAAATTTCTAAATGCTTGTAAAAATGATGAAAATTTATTAATATATACTTGCTTAACTCATGACGAATTAGCAGAAGTTATAGAAAAAATGAAAGAATATCCAACTTTGGATGAACAAATTAAATATTTAATTAATAATCAACCAATTGCTAACGCTACTCCAGAAAGATTTAATAGAGTTACAGAATCTATAGCTAGATATTTAAAAGGATATATTGAATTTAATGGATTTAAAATGAGTAATTCAGATGGATCAAGTGAGGATTGGTCTGCTGAATTTTGGGCTAAGTTTTGTAAAATTTGTGATTTTTATCGCACAAGATGGTTTTATCCAGAAAAATTAAAAAAAGCATCAACAGTTACTTTTAACCCAGTGTTATATAAAGAATTTATTTATATCTGTAGAATGAGTATAACTGGAGATAGAAAACATAAAGCGTTTTTGGCTACACAAAACGAAGGTTCTTCTATATTTAAAATTTCATTAGATAATAAGTTAGATGTTAATGATAATGATAAGACATTAGCTGATGTTATTCCTGCTGAAAAAGATGGAGATTATATGGACAGTGAAGCTAATGTAAAAAGTATTTTACAAAAAGCTTTATTTATTGCTAAACAATATCCAGATGCTTTAAATTGCTATGATAAAATAGAAAGTTTTTATGATAAGCAAGATACTGCTGGATTTGATAAAAAAACTGTTATGTTAGGTAAAATATTTTTATATAAGGCTGGTTTATATTCACCTAAAATATTAACTTTTATTAAAGGTTTATCAACAACATATAAATCAAGATATAATATAAGTAATTCAAGAGTAAATACACAGTTACTAGAATATAAAAAAGTAAAACCAGTTAAATATAATTTTCAAAAAAAGAAAAAAACAACTGATATGACTTATAGAGATTTAATTTTTCATAAAAGGGGTGAGCTTGATTATGAAATTAATGATGACGATGATTATATTTAAAGGAGGATATTATGACTAAAGTTAATATGATTGTTGCAATTGGTCCAGATAATGTAATTGGATATAAAAATAAATTGGCTTGGCATTCTAAAGTTGACTTAAATCATTTTAAAAAATTAACTTCCGGTAAACCAGTTATTTTTGGATCAACAACGTTTTTTGGATTACCAAATTATCCGTTACCAAATAGATTAAATATAGTATTAGATAATAGTGAATCAAAAGTATTTGCAGTTAATGCTATTTGTGATAGAAAAGATAATAAATGGAGAGGTTGGGTAGAGGCCACTTCTGTTGAAAATGCTTTAGATTTTTGTGGTAATTTTGATGAAGTATTTATTTGTGGAGGAGCTTCAATTTATAAGTATTGCTTAGAAAAAGACTTAATTGATTGCGCCTATATTACAAAAGTATCTTGTGTTTTAGAAGATGATTTTGATTATATAAAATTTCCATTTAATATTAATGAATATTTAAATTATGAAAAATGGGATGCTAAATTAGAAGAAGCTTTATTAGATGAAGATATTCATTTAGAATTTTGGCAATATAATAAAAAATAAATGTAAAAGTTCTAATATATGTCGCAATTCATATGAATACGATAAGGATGCTTAAGGTTTCCCCTCCTTTCCCCTGAGCATCCTTTTTTATATTAAAAAAGTGCCTAAAATGGCACTTTATTTTTAATAATGGATTGTAAAATTAATCATCAACTATATTACCATCTTCATCGATATAATTTCTTATATCTTCACGTTTTAAAGGATATTTTGGATCTTCGATTTGATTTCTTTCCTTTTCTAATTCTAATTCCCAAGCTTTTTGACGTAATGCTTCTTCTTCTAAAAGTAATTCCTTTTCTTTTTTATCTCCAACTCTTCCGTCTTTAGATACAAAGGTAGGAGTAACTGATTCATCAATACCATGAGTACACCAAATTTCAGCATTTTCTGCTTCAGAATCAAATGCAATCCAAGTAGTAAGATTATTCATTGGATGAACTGTATTAACAGGTAATAAGTCATCTGTAATTTTAATTAATTCCTCAAATTTAGGTTTGATTAATGTTTTTTTACCTGTTAATTTATTTACATGATATTTTACAACATTAGACCCATAGAGTTGAGTATCACCATTTACTGGTTGGAATACCATAATACCCAAGTTGGTTTGCTTAGTTAAATAAACTTGTTTTGGTAATAATCTATAACTCACTTGTTTTCTCCAATTATTTAATTTAATCCATTATTTTATATATAGAACAAAAAAGTTCTATTTGATATGACTGATACTGTAATTGAAATAAATTCCTTGCGCTTAAGTAAATTATTCGGAGGTGGCAATGGAAGCGGTGGTAGTGAGCCGGCGCCTAGCAGTTCACACCCTGAATGGCTTTATAATGTTTCAACGGCTTTTGGCCAGCACGCTCCTTTTAATAATTTAAAAGAAGCTATTACTTATCTTACTCAAAATACTCAAGAAAAAGATAGGGTATCTGGTCAATATATTACTTTTGCGGAGGGTACTTCAAATAATTGGGTAGCTTATCAATATACATCTAGTGATTTAGGTAATTATGTTTATCAAACAGAAGAAAATTGGGTTGAAGTTGGTGGAAGTAAAGAAGATCCATATACAGATATTCAAGAAATTATTGGAGGTGAAGGTGGAGATGAACCTACTCCAACTCCTACACCAGAAATTAAAACTTATATTTATGCAGGAACAATCGAAGAAATTGATAATGTTTCTTTAGCAGATCTTAATGTTATTGCTTTATATGATACAGCTAAACCATATAGTTTTGATTGTTCTGATGGAAAATATATTGTAATAGGCGTAATAGCAACAGATATTAATAAAATAAATATAACATATAATAATTTTACAGTTACTCCATATGAATTAAAAACTGAAGAACTTAATGGAGTTGAATATATTTTAGCTCAAGTTGGTAGAAAACAAACAGCAAGTGATGTCAAATTACAAATGAGTTATGGGGGTTAAAAAATGGCAAATAATAAATTACCTGGTCTTAATGTAATTGATAATATTGTTCCCTTAACAGCTAATGATACATATGCTACACATTTAAGTACTTATGGCAAAGGTGGATGGAGAGAAGTAGATACTATTGCTCAAATGAATGCCATAACCGAAGAAAGACGTTCTGAAGGCATGGCCGTATTTGTTAATAGTGAACGAAAATTATATATTTTAATTAATAATGAGTTTGTACCTTATGCAACAAGTACCGAAGGTGATAAAACATTTACGTTAGAAATTAACAGGGAAAGTGAAGTATGGACAGTTACTCATAATTTAAATAAAAAACCATCTGTACATACTTTTGAAGGTGATGATGAAATATTTGGAGATATTTCATATCCAGATCTCAATACTGTAAAAGTAAAATTTTCAATACCAGTTAGTGGTAAAATTATATTAAATTAATATAACTAATTTTTAATGAACATGTTTATTAAATTTTGATTTTAGGAAATAAAAAATGGCAAAAAAATATTATACAGATTTAGAATTAAGAGGTAATCAACTTAAAGGCTTCGTAATTCAACATCTTGCTTCTGCTCCTGCTAATCCTAAAAAAGGTATGGGTTATTTTGATACCGTACAAAATAAATTTGGTTGGTGGGATGGCACTAACTGGATTTATTTAGGAGATACAGCTGCTGTTGAACAAGCTATTTCTGAATTACAATCAGAATTAGAAAGTGAATTAGCAGGTAAAGTAGACGTAGTAGCAGGTAAAGGTTTATCGACTGAAGATTTTACAACGGCTCTTAAAGAAAAGTTAGAAAATCTTGGTACAATGGCCAATGAAGATAAAGACGATTATTATACAAAACAAAATATTGTTGATAAGTTTTGGAGTAATAATGATAAAACTTTAGCTACTGGTCATTTTAGAACTGATACTCAAGGTCCAAACGGTACTGCAATTCTTTGGAATGAAGAAGACGGTGGCGGATCTAAATTTGAACATTCTGATGGTACTTGGTCTTATATTGGTACTAATGATGGTGGTGCTAATGGTCTTGCAGGTCAATTATATGCTGTTGAAAAAATTGGCAATAAATATTCTGGTACCAAATTAGATATTAAAAAATCAGGTATGTATTATACCACAGGAGCTGCTTCTGAAGCTTCACTTGCTGACAGAGATGTACCAGCAAATGAATTAGCTGTAAAAGGTGACATCACATCAGCTGTAACTTCTGTTCAAAATGCTATTGAAGCTGAAGCACAAGCCAGAATTACTAATGATAATAAAAAAGTAGATAAAGAGCTTGAGGGTGCAAATGGTACAGCTATTATTTTCAATGAAACAGATGGCGGTGGTGCTAAATTTGAAAATAAAGATGGTACAGAATCATTTATCGGTGTTCATGATGGCTCAATTGGATCTGGCGATAATAAATTAGTTGCTCAAATTTATGCAGATAAACAAGTTGGTGGAAAATGGCAGGGCGCTAAAATTGATATTACTAATGGCGGTATGTATTATACTGTTGGTGATAAATCATTTGATCAAAGAGCTGTTGCTGACAATGAAATCGCAGTTAAAGGCGATTTAAGTGCATTAGAAGCATCAATTGACCAAAAATTAACATCTGTATATAAATTTAAAGGTTCAGTAAATGCTTATAATGATTTACCTGACCAAGATTTAACTGAAGGCGATGTTTATAATATTGCCACTGCAGATAGTACTCATGGTATTAAAGCCGGTGATAATGTAGCATGGGTTGCTCCTAAAAACGATAATCCTGGTTATTGGGATATATTGGCAGGTATTACTGATTTAAGTGCTTATGCTGTTAAGGCAGATGTAGATAATGAATTAGATAGTATTAATGCGGCTATTGAAACACTTTCTAATGGATCTGTTCACAAAGAAGTTGTAACTTGTGGTGAATTAGAAGATACTAATAATGTTGGTTATGTAACTTGGGAAATTCATCATACTTTAAATACTCCAAACGTTCATGCTACTGTAATTGAAGTTGAATCAGGTGATGAGGTTGAAGTAGATAAAACTTATTCATCTGGAGTTGTTACAATTAAAATGAATGTAGATGAAGATGAAGTAATTCAAGCTGGGGCATTTAAAGCAATCATAATTGGTTAATATTAAGTAAGGGTAGGTAGGTTGGGTAATACTAACCTACCTATTTTAAATAAATGACAATCGCAACAAATAAGATTATACATAGATTTATAAGATCTATAGATGAATATGAAAATGGTGGAAATTATTTTTCACAAGTAATACCTATGGATACTCAAGTTTATGCTATATATCCAAATGGTAATTTACGATATGTTATTGGTGATGGTGATCATACATATATAGAAATAAAAGAAGGAAAAGGTAATACTGATATTGCAAAAGAATATCCAGTTGTAGAAATGGACCAAGTTTTATTACGTTCTCCAAAATTTGCAATTAGAGATATTTTAGTTAATACTGAAAATTGGTTACAAAGAGAAGAATTAGAAGATAATCCTTATAAATATGAATATAAAATTTATGATGATAGAATTACATCTTATTGGATACCAGAAGTAATGTTTTCAGAAACTCAAGCAATTGATGATAATTTTTCTCCATATTGTGATACATATAATGGTTATGTTTCTATATACGCAAAACAAATACCAGACAGTTCTTTTATTATACCAACAATTAAGTTAGAATGGTTAAATAATGATATATAAAAATTGATAGGATAATATAAATGGCTAAATTATATAGAAATTTAAATAGAGATGGTACTTTATCTGAAAATAGTGATTTTATTATTCCTTCTCAAAAGGCTATTAAAACTTATGTAGATAATAGTAAACCTTTAAAATTTACTAATGTTTCCGTTATACGTTCCTCTTTTTTGAGTGATAATACTTATATAGATTTTCCATATAAAGCAGAAATTATATTACAAGGTGTTACTGCTAATATGCTTCCAATAGTTATTTTTAGAAAAAGCGATGCAGAATCTGGTATGTTTTCTAATATTGTTGAATCCGCAAATGGAAAAGTATATATTTGGGCTAATCAAATTCCTCAAAATGATATAACAATTGCTTCTATTATCTGTCAATAAGTTCTAAATAAAAGGTAATTTACAGGATAAAAAAATGGCTAATTCAGTTGATAAAATTATACATAGATTTGTAAAACTTATTTCAGAATATGAAAACGGTGGAAACTATAGTGATGTAGTTATTCCTAGAGATACACAAGCATATGCAATTTATCCTACAGGGCATTTAAAACATCCTGAGGGTGGTGTATATTATGTATTTGGTGATGGTATACATACATATATTCAAATTAGAGATGAACATCATACACGTGAAAATAATCGTGAATATCCTGTAATTGATGAAGATGAAATAGTAAATATTAAGAATTCTATAGAAAATAAAGTAAATATATCTATTTATAATTCGGGTCAAGAAGAACAAGATGCTAGAATAACAGCATTAGAGAATAGTCCAAAAGGTGCAAGTAAATTTGGTCCTGTCGTAGTAACTTCAAATATGTGGAGAGCTGATGGTACAGGTATTTTTGCAAATAGCTGTACTTTTACTTTAAGCGATGTACATGAGGTTGAAGGATATAATTATTATCCGGTAGATGATATTACAATTACAGAAAATACTATTCCTACAGTTATTTTTAATGCAGAAGAAGCTATTTCTGGTGAATATTCCCCTGTATGTAATTCAGGAAATGGATCAATAACAATATATGCTAGAAATATTCCAGATAAAACAATAATAATTCCAGTAGTTGTATTACAATAGGAGAAAAAATGTCAACAGGTAAAACAAATAGTGCTTCTCAAGATACTGTAAGATTTAAATTACAGAATAAGACCTTTACAGAGAATGGTACATTTACAGCAGATGAAGATTATTTTGGCTTTGGTGAAATAACCATTGATGTTGATGGTTATGGGGCAGATTCTACAGTAGAAGCTTATGATAATATAAATGATGAAGATTTAATTAATAGAAAAGGTAAAGTTTTTGTTAAAAAAGCAAATAAACTTACAACTGTATTAAGTAGAAATTCACATACCCCAAATAATGGATCTTATGCATTATTGCCTTCATTAAATAATTATATTTTAACTCCAACTGGTGTACGCAAATATAATGAAGAAGGTGAAATTGTTGAAACAATAGAAGAATTTAATGTTAATTCTAGTGGTCAAGGTGGTTTAAGTATTTGGGATTATAATAGTTATGCTGGTATATTTTTTAATAATTCAGATTTAACTATTATTTATGAAAAAGCTATTTATAATGCAACAGGAAGAAGATATTATGGAGCAACTTGGCCTTCACAAAATAATGGTGCTGGAATTGGTGCAAATAATGTTTATTTTGAAAAACCAGCTTATGGTGCAGGCTCTTATTATGAATTAAATGAAGATTATACAAAAGGTGAATTGATTGTAACTTTACCATATGATTCATTAGGAACAGGTGAAGGTGTTATTAGTAAAGATAGAACAAGAACTATTTATAGAGATCGTGGAACATATTCAAACGATGGTCATTTCTTAACTTATGCAAGTATAGTAAATAAAGCTCCAGTTGTACTTTTTAAAACTCATATTGATGATATGTTTATGCCTTATAGAGTTAATGAATTTTCTACAACGAATGATTTTAAATATGTAATTTTAAATGGTGCTAATGCAGATTCATTATGGTATGTTAATGAAGAAGAAAATGCATTTGTTAAACAAACGTTTGTTTCTGGTAAATTAACTTATTATCCACATAATCAAACCCTATATGCTAATGAAAACGGTTTAATTAAGCAATATAAATACATTAATGGAAATTGGGTTGATCAAGATTTATCTTTACCTCTTACTTGTATTGGTACTTCTAAAATCACAGCAAATTATGATGGTACAAAACTATTAGTACATAGTGGTTCAATGTCAAATGATAATTGGTATTTAATTGATATTGCTATTCCAGGTGATGTTAAATATGTTGCATTAAAAGCAGCTGCATCTAATTATACTGATAGTTGTGTAACAGGGTTTTTAACAGGTGAAAGAGATATTAGTAAAAATACGGTAATGGTTAAAGTTAATGCCCTTGAATCAGAAGGAAACGAATCAGAAACAATCCAGGCGGTTTTAAATATTGAACAAGGTGCATTAGGTGGAGAATTAGAAGAAGCTGATCCAGTTATAAATACCTCAATTAATGATTTAAATGAATTACTTGGTCTTGGAGAAGAATAAATGTCAGATTTATATAATTTATCAGAAGAATTTAAGGTACAAAAAGAAGAAGTACGCCAAGCAATTGAAGAACGAGGTAAAATAGTTTTACCAGCTACAAATTCTTTTTTAGATTATGACGAATTAGTAAATAATATACAAAATGGATCACAGTTTGAGGGTTTACTTGCAAAATATTTAGATGTTGTAACAATTCCACATACAATTGATACTCTTGGTTCATATGCTTTAGCTAATATGAATAATATGACAAGTTTAATAATTCCAGAAAACATTAAAAATATTAATTTATACGCAATTCCATATTGTTATAATTTATCTACTGTAACTATAAAATCTAATATAAATTATCTTCCAGCAGGATGTTTTTATAATGATTCAAATTTATATACAACTTATTTAGAAGATAGTATTGAAACAATTGGAGAGTATTGTTTTTCTTATTGTAATCGTTTGATGAATATTTATGTTAGAAAACCAGATGATACCTATGAACATAATATTTTAAATAAATTATCATATATTGGTTATAGAGCTTTTTATGCATGTACTAATTTAAGAGAATTAAAATTACCTAACGTTAATACAATTGATCAAGAAGCTTTTAGAAACTGTACTTATTTAAATACAGTAGTTTTAGGAAATAAAATTACATATATTGCAGCAAATGCATTTAAGGCATGTAATAATTTAACATTATATATTGATAAAAATGAAGAAGAATTTCCATTTAATGAATCTTGGGGTATAGATTATAGTAGAGTAGTATATAGACCGACAAAAGAAGAAGCTTTAGATCAAATATTTAATAGAATAGATGCTTTTGTAGATACTTGGTCATGTACATATGTAATAGATAGATTAGTTACTACAAATACAGATATGGGTAATGGTACAACAAATTTACCAATACTTATGAATATTCCATCGCTTTCTATGATGTTATCTACAAATGAAGAAGCTTTAAGTCTATATTTAAGTTATTCAGGATCAAATGGTACAGGATTTAGTAGTAGTAATTTATTAGTTACAAATGAGGTTCCTTGTGAAATTACTATAGAAATAGCAGTTAATGGAACATTAAGTTGCAATGCAAGTAATAGTGGTTATAATGGTGGTAGATTTTATTTTGAAGTAAATAATTTTAAAAATAGAATTAATACAAGTGATTTTGCAACATTTAAAACAAAATTACTTAATGAATTAGTTACAGCAAATCAGGTAAATTTGTTAACAAATAATGAATTAGTAGTTTACCATTTAAAAGAAGTTGGATTCAAAAAGAATAAAGAATGGTTTTCTAAATATACTATTTAACTAGGGAATATATAAATGGCTACTTTAAATAATAATACTGTAAATATTTTAAATACAAAAAATACAATTAAAGACATCTTAATAAATAAAGGTGTCAATATGGAAGATACAAAATCATTAAGTGATTATGCTGATAAAATTAGAGCTATTCCTAGTAATGTATCTGTTGAAAAATTTTTAGATAGAAGTTTAACCGAATTTATAGCTGATGAGAATTTAGGATATGTTGGTCCATATTGTTTTGCCAATTGTACAAATTTAACAACTGTAGATTTTAGTGTAAATCAACATATTAATTTTTTAGAATATTGTACGTTTTTAAATTGTACAAATCTTATAAATTTAACTTTAAATGATAATATTATTTCATATGGGTCTAATTGTTTTAATGGATGCAGATCTTTAGAAGAAATACATTTTCCAAATAATACTCAAAGCATTGGTTATAATGCATTAGGATATTGTACTTCCTTAAAGAATATTGATTTATCTAATACTCAATTAACAGCAATTTCAGACTATACGTTTAATGGAGATTCAAATTTAGAAACAGTAATTTTGCCAGAATCAATTACAAGTATTGGTTATAATGCTTTTGCGGAATGCCCTAAGTTAGAAGAATTACATTTATCTGAAAATATAGCTAGTATTGGAAATGGAGCTTTTACTTCATCAAATAATTTAATTGTATATATTGATAAAGAAGAAATTGATTTTCCATTTAGCATTTATTGGAATATTGATTATGACAGAGTAATTTATAAAGAGCCACATAACTGTATTATTTTTAATTTTCCTGATATTGATACAACTAAAGATAAATTTAGTTATATTATAAATGATGATGAGTTAATAGATGCTACTTATAATTTTAATTCAAACAAATTTAAATTACAATTAAGGGGTCAAGAGGGAGCTAAAGTTTTTTATTGTTATGAAAAATATGGATATAAACCTCAAACAGGCGTAGCCTATATTCCAGCTGTTAATATTACTATTAATCCAGATGAATTCATTGAAATGGATTTATATGAAAAAATTTTAGCAAATCAAAACGTTGGAGTTTTAGATTTAAGTGAATATACAGATTTAACTGCCATTGGTAATTTATATGGATGTGATTCAATTACAGAAGTTATTTTACCAGATACTTTAGAAAGTTTAAGTGGATGGGGTTTTTTTGCTTGTGGATTAAATTCAATTGAATTACCAAATGGACTTAAAAATATTGATAGTAGAGCTTTACAAGCAAATAATTTTACTGAATTAACAATTCCAGGATCTGTTGAAACTCTTAATGCTTCATTTAATGGATGCTCTAATTTACAACATTTAACTCTAGAAAACGGTATTAAGCGAATAAATGCTTATGATATCATAGGAAATTGTCCAAATATAATTGAATTAAATATTCCTAATTCAGTTACAGATATTAATTCACAAGCCTTTAGAAATATTACAGCTACAAATCATTTAGTTATAAATATTGATAATTATGAAGGCTCTATTCCTAATAGTCCTTGGGGTTTAACTAATTCAAATACTGAAATTATTTATTTAAGACAGGCTGGAATTATTTTTAACATAAATGATTGGGATTGGACAAAAGATAAATTAACTTATGTTATAAATGATGGAGCAAGACAAATTGCAAATTCATTAACAATAAATTGTCACGGAACAGTTAAATATACTTTAGAAAAATATGGTTATAAAGCAATAACAAATACCGTTGAAATAAATAATGAATACTTAGAAATTACTCCAGAATTTATTGAAATGGATATTTATGAAAAAATTTTAACAGATAATGGAATAGGAATATTAGATTTAACAGAATATACTAATTCTACAACAGTACCAGCTTATGTTTTTCATAATTTAAAGTCATTACAAAAAGCTATTATGCCTAGTTCAATGAAAATACTTGGAAGTGAAGCTTTTTCTAGATCTAGTTTAGAAGAGATTGAATTAAATTCAGGTTTAACAAAGATTGAGGTTGCTTGTTTTGATAGCTGTAATAATTTACATGAAATAACTATTCCTGGATCTGTTGGTCCTTTAAATGGAAGCTCTATGTTTGATAGATGCTTAAATTTAGAAACAATTACTTGTGAAGAAGGTTTTGAAGGCATTAGTTTTGGAAATTCATTTTCAAATTGTACTAGTTTAAAAAATGTTTATTTTCCGTCTACTATAAATAAAATAAGCGATAGTGTTTTCATTGGATGTAATCAAAACGATTTAACCATTCATATAAATAAACCAAAAAATAGTATTTTAGGATCTCCTTGGGGTGCTTCTAATGCAACTGTTATTTGGAATGATTTTGAAGAAACACCTATTTCAAGAGCAGAAGATTATTATAACTATAATAGTCAATTATTAGCAAATAATACAGAAAACGTAGATAGTTTGGTTATTAAATTTAACTTATCAAGTTATACACAAGGTAATTATGGAAATACAAATAATAACATTTTACTTACAAATGGAAATAGCTTACAAGGAGCTCTTGGTTTTTATAAAACTGATGAAAAAATTACATTTGTATATAGTGCAGATGGTGAAACTTGGGAAGAATTAATTTCAAATTATCATTTAGAAGATATTGATGTAAATGGATATTTTATTATTACGTTTGTATATACTCCAACAAGTTATACATTAACAATTGGTTCTAGTTCTGTTACTAGAGAAATAGAAGCCTCTAATAGAATTAGTTTAGAAAATATAAAGTTATCTAAATTTGGTACAACGTTATTACCGAGTTGGGGTGAAATATCTAGTGGAGATTATCAAGATCTTACTAATAAGTATACATTTTATGCAGGATATGTAAAAAATAATTCATTAGTTAAATTATTCATGGAAGAGGTTTAATTATGGCAATTAATTCAAATTTAGAAACTTTTTTAATTACCGATAATAACATATTTGTACCAAATACAGTTGCAAGTTTAGCAATAACTAGTTATGGTGGAAAGAATGGAATAACATTTGAAGAACCTTGTCAAATTTATGCTTTAAATCGAGGTGGCATGTATTGGTTAAGTAGTGCTGTAACTATACCATCTTCAGTTGAAACAATTGGAGCCGGTTATTTTTGGAATAGTCCAAATTTAACTACGATATATGTAAATAAACCTGTAGATAGTATTAGTGGTGCTCCTTGGGGTGCTACAAATGCGACAGTTATTTGGAATGGATAAGGATAATTAAAATGGCAATTGATCAAAGAATACATAACTTAATAAATCCAAACTATAAGAGTTTTGATTTTCCTGAAGACTTAGTTAGATTAAGAAGATGTGTAAATTATTCTAAAAGTGGACTAAAAGTACAATTTCCAGTAACTACTAAATTATTTAACTTGGGTCACGCATTTAATAGATACAACAGTAATGGTAGCGAAGAGTTAATTGTATCTGAAGGTATAAATAGTTTAAATGATGAAGATTTTGAAGATAATACGGCATTAAAAAGATTAACTTTACCTTCCACTTTAAGAGATTTAAATGGTGGCTGTTTTAGAAATTGTGTAAATTTAGAAGAAATAATTATAAATAATGGATTAAAGCGAATCAATTCGGATTGTTTTGATATATATTATTCACAGCTTTATGATCAAGATAAATTAACATATATTGAATTACCTTCATCTATTGAATATATATATCCATACGCTTTTAGTCATAGAAATAAATTAGAGGTTATTCGTATTCATAAAAGAATAAATAGTGTTAGTGGTGCTCCTTGGGGTGCAGTTAATGCTTCAATTATATGGGATTGTGGTACTGTTAATATAAATATTACTGAAGGATCTACATTATTTATTGATAATCAACAAGTTAATACTAATCCATATTATGTTGATGAAGGAATACATACATGGAAATGTTATAATAAAGATTATCCAATGAAATCTGGAAGTTTTGAAATTGCTATTGATGAGATTTATAATTTAAACGTTGATATGACTGATGGAGTAGGATATACAGTTACATGTAAATCTACTCAAGAATTTGAAGACGAAATTGTAGAATATAAATATGATAATTATATTTTAATTAATAAGTCTATTGTTGTTGCTCCAAATACAACATTAACGGTTAAATTAAAGAAAGCTGGATATAAAACAATAACTAATAATATTACAATTACTGAAGATACAAATCTTGTTTATGAAATGGAAGAGGCCGTATCTGAAATAATACATTATACTTATCCATTTGATATGTCATATGATAATGCTTCATTAAATAATTTTATTGATAATTATAATTTTAGATTAAATGGTCAATATATTGAATCATATACAGCTTCTTACCATGTAAATAGTGGGTATTCATATGGCTATATTAAATTTAAAACCCCAGATTATGATTCTGTATTAAAAGTAAAATGTTATACATCATCTGAATCGAAGTATGATTTTGGAGCTGTTTATTATGGTACATCTCAATATCAAGCAACTAATTATCAAATACGTAATGCTGTAACAGATGGTAATGGTAATTGGCTATATCGTAGTTTAAGTAATAATCCTACTGCGACTACACCTATAGAGTATTCTACCGCTTTAACTCCAAATACAGAATATTATTTACAGTTTTACTACGCTAAAGATGAAAGTGTTAATAATGAAGCAGATAAATTTTATATTAGTGATATTGAATTTGAGGCGGCTCCTATGTAATTATATATTAAAGTTCTAATAAGAGTAATATTTCGAAATATATTTTAACAATACAAGGATTGAAATAAATGACAAAAGACGTTAACGTAAATCAATTAGTAATTAATACATTAACAAAGGCTCAATATGATGCTGCATTAGCTAATGATCAAATTAGTGATACAGAACTTTATATGATTACTGATGATAATGTAGAAAGTTATAGTAAAACAGAATCCGATCAAAAGTATGCTACAAAAACAGAATTAGGTGATTATGTTCAAACAAGTACATTAACTACTACCTTGGCTGATTATGCATTAAGTTCAGAAGTTCCTACAACCGTTGCAGAATTAACAGATGCCTCAGATTATGCTACTGTTGCTTCTTTGGCTGCTGTTGCTACTTCTGGTAGTTACAATGACTTAGATGATAAACCTACTATTCCAACTGTAAATAATGCTACTTTAACAATTCAGAAAAATGGTACGACTGTTAATACATTCACAGCTAACGCTTCTGAGAATGTTACAGCAAATATCAGTGTTCCGACTACTGTTGCCGAATTATCTGATTCTGGTAATTATGTTTTAAGTTCTGCTTTAGCTACAGTTGCAACAAGTGGTTCTTACAACGATTTAGCTGATAAACCAACGATTCCAACTGTAGATCAAACTTATGATGGTACATCTACGAATGCTCAATCAGGTGCAGCTGTTAAATCTGCTATTGATGCTGCTGTTTCTTCAGTATATAAACCTGCTGGTTCTTCTGCATTTGCTTCATTACCGACACCAGCTAAAGCTGTTGAGGGTAATGTATATAATGTAACCGATGCTTTCACTACAACTGCGGATTTCGTTGAAGGTGCCGGCAAACAATATCCTGCTGGTACTAATGTTGTTGTTATCAATACAACTGGAACTACATATAAATTTGATGTATTAGCGGGTATGGTTGATCTTTCTGGTTATCAGTTAGCTAATACCGCAGTTACTCACACGGCTTCTACGGCTGCTGGTTCTGCTACACAACCTGTTTATGTTAATGCTTCAGGTGTTGCTACTCCTGTAACTTATGAATTAAATAAAACTGTTCCTGCTGACGCTGTGTTTACAGATACAACTTATGATGTGTTTACAGGTGCTACATCATCTGCAGACGGTGCTTCTGGTTTAGTTAAAGCTCCTGTTGCTGGTGATCAAGAGAAATTCTTAAGAGGTGATGGTAATTGGGCTACAGTTTCTACAACTGATACAAAGAATACTGCCGGTGCTACTGATACATCTTCTAAAATCTTCTTAGTAGGTGCTACAACTCAAGGTGATAATCCTCAGACATATACTCAGGATACTGCTTTTGTTGATGTTAATGGTCGTTTAAATTCTGCAGCTCCGGCTTCAGATGCTAATGATACTACAGTTGCTACAACAAAATGGGTTAAAGATCAAGGATATAAAACTTCTTCTGGTGTTACTTCTGTAGCTGAAGGTAGTGCTAATGGTACAGTTGCTGTTTCAGTTGATGGTGGTACTGCTACTAATGTTTCTGTTCATGGCTTAGGCAGTGCTGCATATACAGAATCGAGTGCATATGCAACAGCAGCACAAGGTGAATTGGCTGAGAGTGC